TACCGTCGTCCCACTCGGAGATGACATACATCTTGCCATCGAACGGCTTGGCGTCGTGGACGGTGAGCAGCGCGGCAGCCGATGCGGTTGTGAGCCCCAGATACTGGATGTCAGGCGGCATGGAGCCGGGCGCGGAGCCCTTGCCGAACACATAGGGGCGGCCCTTGATGCCAGACAGGCCAAAGGTGCCGGCGGGGAGCGTGTATTCGGCCACCCACTTCTTGATGCGCTCGATGTCGCCGCCGCGGGTGATGACCGCGTTCTTGAGGGTCCAGAGCGTACCGGGCAGACCGGCCACGCGCGGGCGGCGCCGATCCATGCCGTACTTGAAGTCAGAGACTGAGAGGTAGGGCATCAGGCCCTCGGCTTAATGTTGATGGAAACGCCTTGGTAGCTGCGGTTTCGGCCGGTGCTGCCGAGGCCCATTGAGACGCGCTTGGCTGGGCCCTTCGAGCGGGCCTTGAGCCGCTGCAGGTAGCCCTGCGCGATCAGCAGTTTGGAGTCTGCGTCTTCGGCCTTGGTGCCCTTGAGCAACTCGGCGGCCGCGAACAGCACCACAAGCTCGTCGTCGAGCCAGCAGCGGTCGCTGTCGTTGATGAGCTTGGGCAGCTCGACATAGCCGCGGAACTGGATGGAATAGGTGTTGCTGGCGGGGAGTGGCCAAACCTCGATCTGGGTGGCGGTGCCGGTGAAGCGGAAGTCGATCGCCTGCACCGGATCCTGGCGCTCGTCGGCGTCAGGGTCGAGGAAGCCGTATTCGTCGAAACCGATGCCGACGCGGAGTTCGTCCGTGGTGTTGCCATTCCAGACAACGGCGCTTTCGATCAGGTCGTTGTCCAGATCGGCCGGGAAGTCGTAATAGCGCTGGCCTGCTGCAAGCGGGATCTTCGGGAAGACCTTCCGCATGTGCGGCCACTCATAGTCGATATAGAGCGTCCGATAGACGTGGTTGATCGTCCGCTTGAGCGTGGCGAGGTCTTCGACGCCAACAGCAACGGAAGTCGAGCGCCGCAGCTCGGCGCGCAGGTCGGTATAGAGCTGGGAGAACTGCGCGCCCTTGGCCATCGGTTATTCCTCGGGGTCGTCTACGATTGCTTCGTCCGGCTCTTCGACAACGATCTCGTCTTCGTCGGCTGGATCGGGCTCTGCGCCCTTCTTCGGCTTGCCGCCGGCTTTGGCCGAAGTCTGCTTGGCTGCGACTGGCAGCCCGACAGTTTCGGTGGCCAGCGGGGTGCCCGAGAAGCCGATCAGCGCCGGCAGCCCGCCGATGATTTCCTGGCGGTTCTTGATGGCGCCGCCGTAAATGTTCGCCAGGCGGTCGCGCTCTTCGGCGTCAGACCGCTTGACCGGTGCGACTTCGGTAATGTCGACGACGGCTTCGCCGCCATGGATCACGCGCAGAATGTTGATTTCGGGAACGGTCACGTCGCTCTTGGGCACCTCGTTATAGAGGGAGCCGGCGAGACGGACCTTGCATGCGAACTGGCGCATAGTGGTCTCCGGGTTGAAGGGAAAGCGGGGCCGGCGCGTACGCCGACCCCAGGCCCGGACTATTCGGGCATGATGTCGTGCGCGCGGAGGAGCGCGTTGGTCTTGTTCTGGGCGTTCACCAGGGCATTGATCTTGGCTGCGAGCGACGCAACCGTGTCCTGCTGGGTGGCCTGAACGTAGGCGCCGGACTGGACGACGATCGTGTCCGAGGCCGTGCCGCCCGAGTTGTTGGTGATCAGGGTCAGGTCTTCGTAGTCGGCCAGCGGAATCTGGATCGTCAGAGACTTGCCGGCCGGATACGAGGTTTCGCCCAGATTGGTCAGCGTGACGGACGAAGCGCCGTACGAGACCGAGAACTGGCCGGCGCCCTGGGTGAAGACCTTCTGCAGACCCTTGGCCGCGAGCTGCGCGCCGGATGCCGCCTTGTAGGAGGCAGCGGCGCGAGCAGGCGAGGTCGTCGGGTAGGTGAAAACCACCGTGCTGTTCTTGGCCACTGCGGCCGCGGGCGTCACGGTGATGGTATCGAACTTCGGAAATGAAGCCATCGTGCTAATCCTTTCTCAGTTTGCGACCGCTTACGCGATCGAATACACGCCCTGGGCGTTGCGCTGATCGCAGATCAGACCACCGACCCAAGTCAGGGCGCGGTAGAACAGATACTGCTGAGCAGGGCGCTCAGGATTGTGCTTCTTGAAGGACTCGCCTTCGATGGCCATCGGGAAGATGTGCGAGGTGTCGAGCACGTAGCAGTACTTGCTCTTGCCGTCGTCATCCAGGGTTGGGTCGTACTGGAAGGTGACGCCCTTGAAGCTCACGTCGGCCATCGAGGCGTCGGTGCTCTTCTTGGCGGTCCAGCCTTCGAGCGTATAATTGCCCTTGGCGCGGAGTTCCTTCTCGACCCATTCGATGAAGGCCGAGCCGCAGAGGACCAGGTTCGGGCGACCGCCGTAACGGCGAAGCTGGCGCCATTCCTTCTGCAGCGTGTTGATCACGCCCTGCAGAGTGGGATCGGCGGAAGCGATGCCGAGCACGGCGCGGTTGCGCCACCAGACGTTCGACGACTGGTCGAGGCCGAGCACGACGGTTGCCGTGGTGGGATCGTCGAGCACGAAGGACCGGATGCCGGGAACCAGCTTGGCGTCGGCCGTGCCGTCGCCCCAGAACATGGAGTTCATGCCTCGGTCGGTGCCTTCCATCATGTCTTCGACCTTCTCGGAGAGCATGTTGGCCAGGAGGATCTTGTCGCGGTCGGTGTGCTTGGTCGGGCTGTCGAGGTTGCTGCCTTCCTTGATCGAGATGCCTTCTTTCAGCAGCTCGTGCATCGTGATTTCGATGCCGGAGTGGATCAGCTTCCACGGCGCACGGCCGCGCTTGGTGTTCGACGGGTTGCCGTAGCCGACAGTGTCGTTGTGCTCGAAGCCCTGGATGGTGGTCGAGTATTCGCCCTTAACGGCAAAGGTGATTTCATCCTTGCCGCCGGGGAATGTCTTTTCCATCTCCATCATCTTCGCGAGGAGAGGCTTCTCCTGCAAAGTCTGGGCGCGGACCTTCGGCGTCTTGTAGTGAAACTCGATGACCGAGTTGGCGGCGTTTTCAAGTTCAGCGGCGGTAAATGCCATAGTGGGGCCCCTTTAGGGTGTCCCGTCAGTCGCCGAGCGCTAGGTTGATCGCTTCCAAAGCGGATTTAGGCGCGGCCTGCTGAGCGGGTGAAGCATTCCCTGGCTGCTGCTGACGCGCGATCGGCTTCGGCTTCGGTGCGAAACGGGATACCCGCTTGTTCACCTCGTCCAGAGCCCGCTTGGACTGATCAACACCGGCAGCGATGGACTTCGGAAAGCCCTCTCTGGCGATAATGGCGGCCAAGGCGTCTGCAACCAGATCGGACTTCTGGTTCCAATCGGGGTCAGTTTCCGCTTGCTGCTTCGCCCAATCGTCCGCGGCCCTCGCAACACTACCAACGAATTCTCGCTGCTGGTGCTGAGCGTCTTCGTTACGCTGGCGTTCTTCACGCGCTACGCGATCTTGCTCGCGCTCGGTGTTGACCGCCTCGGAGGCACGGCCCTTCTGGATTTCCAACGCACGCGCCTGGGGGAGATGGCCGAGACGAACGTCCTGCTGCAGATCCTTGTCGAGCACGCCGCCAGTTACCCGTCGGAGTTCTTCGTACATCGGACCAATGACTTCCAGCGCACGCCCGTAATCCTTCGTCTTGATCAGACGGGTGATTTCGAGGGCGTTGTTGGCTTCCTTGGCAGAAATTCCGTTTTCGACCAGATAGCCCGAAAGCGTGTCGAAGTTCTGAGCCTTCGCCTGCAGGGGTTCGATGTCGCTGGTGAGCTTGTCGATCTGTCCGCGAAGGTCATTCTTCTGCGCTGCTAAATCCCGGATACGTTCCTGGGCGCGGGGCGAAAACTGCTTCATCTCCTCGGGAGGGATGTCGTCGTTTTCGGCCTTAGCCGCCGGTTCGGACCCATTGGGTTCGGCTTTGGCTTCTTCTGACCGGTTCTCTGCAGATCGCGACTCTGCCGTTACGCCATCGGGATTGAGGGCTGCCTCGACGGCATCAAGTGCTGACGGGGTGCTCTCGGGGATGGCGGGCGTCGACTCCGCCGTAACGACAATCTCGGTTTCCGTTGACGACTCGGGCATTCCGTCGGCCGATGACGACTCGGTCATTACGTCTCTTCCTTATTCGAGTGTCGCCGTAGGCGACATGCTATTGTTCTCTCAGAATTCTACAAGCTGGTCAAGACAAAACTGGCGCGGGGAACGCCGGCTGCGGCCCTGGTGCTGGCAAAGTGGCGCCCGGCGCGTTCATGGCGCCTTGGCCACCCTGCTGGTTCGGGTCGGTCGCGGGATCGCCAGTGCCGGGCTGCGGGGCGCCGCCACCCTCTGCGCCCGGCGCGCCTTGGGCTGCTTTCGACAGAATTGCGTTGATGGCTGTGATTGACGGGTTGCCGTCGACCATCAACTCATCGGGGTCCAGATCGATCAGTTCGGCGAGACGGCGGCCGATTGGGGTGGGCTGGACGCCCGGCACCTGCAGCAGCAGCGGCGTGACCCGTTCCAGATTGGCCAGGTCTTGCGCCTGGTTTGGTCGACCGGAGCTGCCGGCTTCGACTTCGAGCAGCAATTCCTTGGCGGCGTTGGCGCGGGTTTCCGGCATATCCGGCCACACGGCGCCTTCGCCGACGATCTCGATCACCGACTCCTTGCCCATCTCCAGCAGCATCATCTGGCCGGCGGCCTTGCTGACTTCCGTCAGCGCCTCGTCGAGGTCGTCGATATTGTCAGCGTCGGCCTTGGTGCGGCTGCTCTCGGCAATCGAGGTCTCGGTCGCGGTGCCGCCTGCCATGCCGCCGAGATTGGCTTCCTGGCTGCCGACGACACGCAGAAGATCGTTGAAGTGGACTTCCACCTCGTAGAGGTTCGGGTCGATCGGCGCGGTTGGGCCCCGCTGGACCAGGTTCTCGACCTTTTCGTTGGCCGCCAGCGCGCCGACCGTGATGACCTCGTGGTCGTCGTGGTTGCCCAGCTTCTCCTTGTCCTCTTCGGACAGCCGGCCGGCTTCGATATAAAACGGCCGGGCGGCGATGCGGTGCTGGCGCAGCGCCTCGCGTGAGCGATTATATTCGTTCTGAATGTCGCGCGCGTTCTCCACATCGGAGGGCGGGAACATCAGCTCCTCGTGCTCGACCTCGTTGAACACCACCGGGAACAGCGGGAAGAAGCGCTCCAGCGGCGCGTCAGGCGTTGCCGGCTCCTTGATGAAGTCGACATAGCCGTCGCAGACGGTCATCACCTGCTGCAGGCGCTTGTCCCAGATTTCGTAAAGCCGGTGCTTTGTTTTCTTGCCCGACTTGCCGCCGCGGGCCGAGATTGGCTTCTTGCCGTCAGAGGCGTGCGAGTTGCCGGTGGCGATCTCGCCGACATCGACGTTGTAGATTTCCTTGATCTGGTCGCGGTCGTATTCGTAGATGAACGCGATCCGGTTCGCACCGGACAGGCTTTTGACGTGAACGCAGGCGGGGTCGATTAAGACCGTCGTCGACTTGGGGAAGTCGAGCACCGGGCCTTCGCGGACGACAATATCCTTCTCCGCCTGCAGATCGCGCATGGTGAGGCGCAGCGATTCCATGTCAGCGCTGTTATCGTCGATCTCCCCCTTGGCCACCCGGTCGGACATGGCTTCGGCCGCTTTGATCTTCGAGGTGATGTCGTCGATCTTGGCGATGATCTCGGGCCGAGATTCGAGGATGCGCTGGTAGCCGAGCTTGATGTAGCCGATCTTGCAAATCTTCGCGCGACGGACCAGTGCCTTGATCTGCTGGCGGTAATTGGCGCTCTGCTCGTTGAGGAAGTAGGTCCACAGGATTTCGAGCGTCTGCGACATGCGGTCCAGCATCTTCTCCATGCGCCGCACAGAGATGACCTCTTGCAGCAGCGCAACGGCTTCCGGCTCGCCCATCTGCGCGCCCTGCAGCGCGATTTCGAGCGAGTCAGGCCGGCCATCCCAGAGCTTGTACATCAGCCGGCGCTTGCGCTTGACCACGACACGCGGGTTGCGGGCATAGAGCGTCGACACGCTCTGGTTGATGTGCCGGGCCAGGATGGGGACGCGATACTTCTTGGCCTTCACCCACGCCTTGTCGGCGCCGTAAGCGGCGAAGTCCTGATTGTCGCGCATCTCCTTGAAGGCGTCTCTGTGAAACGCCTCGTCTTCCTGCATGGTGGCCAGCCAGCGGGACACCAGCGCCGCGCGGGCCTCGGATACCTCCGGCTTCGCGGTCTCGCTGGGCGCTTCGACCTGAGCTGCTGGCTCGATAATTTCGTCTACCATCCTGCGGCCGCTTTCTCGCGCTGACGGGTGCCAACGCGCTTGAGGGTGTCGGTCATGATCTTCTGCGCCGGGCGCACGTAGACCGTGGGTTGAGGTTCGGGGGCGTGGGGGCGCTGCTCGCGCATCAGCCCCATGCCGATGTGGGCGAGCCAGTCCACGAAGTCGTCATGGGCGCCGTATGGGAACTGCAGCACCTGGCTGCGCGCACGGGCATACCAGGGGGCAAAGCGGGGGAAACGGACCTTGCCCATGGACATTCGACCCTGAATAGCGCGCGCGCGGATCTGTTTATCCTTGCTGGGCGTCACCGTTTCGATGGTGATATAGACCCGTTCTTCGGTCATGCGCTTGTGGAGGAACGGCCCGAAAGACTTTGAAATCAATTCGCTTTCCATCCACCAGAGTAGGGGAGAATGCGCCTTGAACTGGAAGATAAGCTCCTCGACTGTCTTGTCGGTAGGAATTTGTTCCCAGCGTATGTCCGGGAGCACCCAGATGTTGTCGTCCTCGTCGATCCCGACGCAGCCGATCACGCTTTCGTCGCGGTTTTGCTTCTCCGAAACGGCATGGTCCGAGGCGCCGTAAATCTTGAGGTTCTTCGGCAAATCGGCCAGTTCGTACTCGACGATGCTGTCCTTGGTGAAATACTCGCCATCCTCGATGCTGGGCTGCCCCATGACGAGCGCCGAGAAAGTCCGCGGCTCGCCCTTCTTCCATTGGGCGAAGAAGGTCAGATCCTTGTCGGCCTCCCACAGCGCAGCGATCGGCTCTGTGCCGAACGCTTCTACTAATTTAGGCTCAGTTTGCGACTTGAGGCGCAAGCCGAGAAGGTCGGCCAGCTTCTTGTCGCGGATGACGCCGGAGATGTTGAGGTACATCCAGTCGTCGGCGATCTCCTTGAAGCGGCGGTTGCGGTCTGGGTGGGCCGGATCGCACAGGCGCCCGATCAGATCGTCGGCGTGCCAGCGGGTGTGCAGCACGATCATGCGGGTGCGCTTGGAACCTCGCGAGTATGCCACAGAATAGAACCACTTCCACATTTTCTCACGGAAGAGGGGGCTCTGCAGCTCCTCGTCGTCCTTCATCGGATCGTCGATGATGAAATAGTCGGCGGTACGGCCGGTCACGGTGCCACCCAGGCCAACGAAGAAGATGCGGCCGCCGAGCGTCGTCTTCATGCTGGTGGACGACTTGGAGCCTAGCGCCAACTCGAATTTTGGGAAGATGTCTTTGAAGACAGCGCTTTGCACGAGCTTGCGGAAGTCGTTTCCGAGTTCGGCAGCGCGGGTCTCGTTATAGGTGGCGATGATGATGCGCGCCCGCGGATTGCGGCCGAGGATCCACGCCGGGCCCATCAGCGACAAGTGCAGGGTCTTGCCGTGCTGCGGCGGGATCGAGACGGCCGTGCGCTTGCGGAGACCGGCCTCGACTTCCTCGATCAGCTTGCAAAGCAGGTCGCCGTGGGCGGTGCGCTGGTATTCGCTGGCGTTGGGATCGTCGATCGCATTCTCGTCGGGCATCATCGTGTGGATGAAGTCGGGGAGGTGCGCGCTCGCCTTCTCGAACAGAAGCAGCCGCTTGGCTGTGGCCAGGCGGCGCTCAAGGTTCTCGGTGGTCTCGGAGCGGAGAGCTGTGGTCACTGGTGCCCTGCGCTCCTAAAACCTGGTCGCCATATCCGCGGCCACCCACGACGCCGCCCAATTGGAAACGGTGTGAACGCTGACGGTCGTATCAAACGCGACCGCATAACTTCCGCCTGAACCGACGCCGGCAACGGCAGCAGAGACGGCTGGCGCAAAGTGGTTGGCGTTCAGTCCACCGAAGCAGCAACTGTCGTTTGCGATATACAGGTTGACGTGGCGACGGCCCGCGCCAACGGAGCCGAGGACGTAGAGATCGAGATAGTCGACGCCCAGCGCCGGAACTTCCATCTGCTCCCAATCGCCAAGCGATCCGGTGGGAGGAACCCAGCTTCGCATGTATTGCGGCATGGACCCGGCCAGAGAGTAACTGAGATCGACACGCTCATCGAGCGCGGCGTACAGGTCGACCGTCCACCCGCCGCCCGATAGGCCAAAGATCCCTATGTTGGTAATGCCTCGCGCCTCATAATCGTTCACGGTCGCCAGTAGGGGCTCAACGAACAAGCGCAGTGGGTTGAACGTTGGGGTCTTCGCAGCCTGCAGCGCATTGTGGGTCGAGGCGAGAACTTTGCCTCTCCCCGTATCCAAGGTGATCGAGGTCGCATTCAGGCCGCTAAGGGGCATATCTATGGTAACGACCTCGCATCCAGCCGCCACCAGGTTCAGGAGGAGCGTCTGAAATGGCGGGTGGGCCGCAACTTGAGCGTGACCGCCGACGATGATGAAGCCGCACTTGCCGTTGGTGGGCTGGCGGAAGGTGGTGGGGGAAAACCGCCACGTCATTGAGCCTACGCCTTGCGCGGTCGTAACGTTCCAAACCTGGATTGAGGCCAGGTTCGGCTTTCCCTGCCACCACGTTCCGGTTACGTTATAAGTGTTCGAATAGACCGGGAGGAGACCCGTGTCGAGCGAAGCACTTCCGAATATCTTCATGCGAAGATCGTCGCGAACGGCGGTCACGTCGTCACTATCGGCTATCTGGATCAGGGTAGCTGGGTTGATGGCTGAAATATTTGCGTGATACGGCTGCGCGTTTGCCGGGAGTGCCAGAATTGCAAGAGCAAAGAATATTCTGAAAAACATGATGTGATGAACCTTTACGTTACTTACGAAGACCGTAGCGATGAATGGCGCCGCCTGCCTTAAAATTACCAGAGGCGGGTTGCAGTCTCAGAGCGTTAGCGGCAGTGTTGACGAAGGAAAGCCCCTTGGTGGTCAGCCTGTTGGCGGATGTATTGTATATGACATCCCACTCAATTTTCTGATCCCCCAAAAGATTGGGCATAAACCGTAATTGGCCCGATACGCCGCCGTCGCTCACGGTAGCAGACGTATTGTTGCAGATCAGAATTTTACTATCAGAAATACTGCCGAGATGGGACGGCGCCGGGGCGGCTGAAATGACGAACAGCGAACGCGCCCACAAATAACCAGAAGTGATGTAGGAGCTGCCACCGTTGATCGAAACCAGCAAATGCAAGTCAACCGATCCCGCTGCGCACACATTCTCCAGCACAAGCATCTGCTCGACAAAGGCGCTGTCCTGAGCGTTCAGGAACGACGCATCGGCCGGGCCTGCAGCTAGACTGACGCTGTCGATCAGTTCCCATCCGCGCCCCAGATACACGTCGCGGTCAGGGACATTGATGATGCGCGTCTGGCCGGCGGTTACGGCACTGACCTCAAGTCGCGCCTTTTTCGTCGGCGCAGCGTTGTCCGCGAACGCCACGGTGTCCTTGATGTCGTCGCCGACTAGCGCAATCGTGCCGCTCTTGTCTTGTGCGGTCAGCGAGCGCGTCGTTGCCGCGGAAAGGCCGGACAAGTCGAATGCTAGGAGCTTCGTCTGGTCGGCGCTGTTCTTGAGACGGAAAGCGCCATCCCTCAGATCAAGGGTCGCCGCGCTATTGGCAGCCGCGGTGCGGTCTAGCCCGGTCTGAACCCGATCTGCGGCCGTGGCTGTTTTGTCTGATCCTGTCTGCACCCGGTCTGCGGCCGTGGCTGTCGCGTCAAGCCCCGTTTGGACCCGATCCGCCGCCGTGGCTGTCGCGTCAAGCCCCGTTTGGACCCGATCGGCGGCGGCAGCGATCGCATCTGCATCGGCACTCGTTGCGGCGTTTGAAGCCGTCGTCGCGCTGGCAACTGCTGCATTCTGCGACACCAATGCCGCTGCCGCGCTCGCCGCAGCGGCAGTTGTTGCCGCCGTAAAATCGGCTACCAGCAACCATTTTCCGGCAGCTAGGTCGGTCGCAAACACGCCTGAAATGTGGGAGACAAGGCACTGGTAGAATCCGCTGCCCTGAAACACCGTGTCGCGCGCAATGTAGTTGGTCGCGGTTGCCCAAGGCGCGGGGGGATTGAAGCCGAAACCGTTCAACTCGGCCTTTAGCTGATCGTATCCGATGGAGTTGTTCTTGACCGCGCCGTCATCGCGCTGGATCAGCGCCAGATTGGCCTGGGTCTCGTCAAGGGAGGTTTTGACCAGGTTGAACTCAAGGTCGACCTTATCCGCGGGCAGGGGGTCGCTCGGCGTTACCGCCTGCTGGTTCGTGAAGTTGAAAGCGCGGACGTAAGTCGTCGGTTGCGACATTGGAAGCCCCATGGCCAAGAGGCCCCGCGCGACCAAGGCAAACTACGTCCATGGCGATATTATCTTGTAGAGAACTGAGTGGCAAGATAGAATGTTGCAGTACGGAATTCGGGCGCGCACCATGGCCACAACCAACCTCACCGATCAGGAGCGCGCTCTACTGGCGCAGTTCGTCGCCAGCAACACCTCGAACCCCGCTGATGCGCCGATCCTGATCCAGTATGCGATGGATCGTCTCGCTCGTGGCGGCTCGACCCTGGCCGAGGTCGTCCAGCAGCTTTCCCCGAACGGCCTCGACGCGGCCGCTGATTACGGCCCGTATCTGGATGTCGTGAACCGCACGCTTGGGCCACAAGTGGCCGATACGCCGCAAGCCGATTTCGGTGGCGGCGGAGGCTCGCCGGAATTCGACTTTGGCGCCTACGCACCGCGCGGTCTGGTCGACATGGGGCAGGGCAACCCTATCGCGACGATGCTGGATCGGATCTTCCAGCCCAAGGGCGAAGCGCCCTCACGGGTGCATGTCGCCAACCTCGATCCCCTGCCGGTGCCGACACCGGCCGCCGACACCCCGATCCGCTCCGCGCCTGTTCCTGCGGCGCGCCCAGCTCCAATCCCAGATTCCCCTGCACCGGCTGCCCAGCCGATTGCTCGCCGACCTGAGCCCGTCGTGCCTCGCGCGCTGCCTGAGAATGTGCCGGGCCCGAACGGCTATTCGTCCTCGACCAAGGATCAGTCCCGCCTGACCACCGTCGGCGATCTGGCGTTCGAGCCGCGTGCTGCGGCGCCAGTCGACCTCATCGAGCGGACAATGGCGAGCCTGTCGCCTGCCGGCGGCCCCTTCAAGGCTGCCAATGCCGGCGACGACCTGGCTGTCGGCCCGGTGCGCGGTATCGCCGTCCCCTCGATCGATGCCGGCCGGTACACGGGCCCTGAATTCTCCCACGGCTACCAGCGAAACGATGACCCGCGATATGCCAGCGTCGTCGGTGCCGAACCGTTCCAGGCGGTGCTCCCCGATCTTCCGCCTTCCGCGCCCCTGACGCGGCTCGATGCAGTCGCCAACAATGACCCGAAGCAGCGCCTTGCGCCGACGCCCGCCACCATGTCGCCGGAACTGCGGCAATCCGTGTCGGCGGCTACCGGCGGCATGCGCCTGTCGGACAATGACCGCGAGCTGCTGGCCCGCGCTGTGGCCACGGAGGTCGATCCGCGCATCGCCCGGACGAACCCCGAAGCCTATGCCCTGCAGGTGCAGCGCGTCACCGACACCATCCTGAACCGCGTGGCGTCTCCCGACTTCCCCGACACCGTAGCTGGCGTGCTCAACCAGAACCGTCAGTTCTCCGCCATTGCTGGCCCGACCGGGCGGCCCGGCGAGCACTATGGTGCTGTCGAGAACATCCCGGCATCGCGCGCCGACCAGGGGTTGCGCGAGATCCTGTCCAGTTACCTCGATCAGCGGGTCTCCGGCGCCGTGCCGTCTTCGGTCGGCGGCGCGCTCAATTACGCTAATCCTGGTGTTGCTGACGCCAGCAACATGCGCTGGATCAACAATCTCAACATGGCGGTTGATGACGCCGGCCCGTTCAGCCACCGGTACGGCGTTGCGCAGGGCTACCAGCCATTCGAAGCCACCTTCGTCAATCCGGCGCTCGACGCCGCCAATGCTCTCGCTGGCGGCACAATTGGCGGCTTCGTCCCGCCGACCTCCCGCCTGTCCAATTCGACCAAGCAGGACGAAAAGCAAATACGCGTGAAAGCGGACCCGATTTCGGACGCCTGGACAGCGCAGGCGCTCACCCCACGCACCGATCGGCTCGCCCCGGCCGCTGCTCAGAAGCAGCCGCAGCAGATTCAGCGCGACCCGTTCTCGCAGTCCTGGACCCAGCCGCAGGCCGGTGCCTCCGATCGTGCCCGCATGGCTCAGGCTGCGGCGCAATCGCCGGGTGCGCGCCAGGCGGCTTCTCCGGGCAAGATTTCGGCCAGCAACAATTTCAGCAGCAATTCGGGCGGCTCCAGCGCCACCGGTCAATCGTCCTTCACCGGCTCGAACACCGGATCCTCGGGCAGCCGCACGGCCACCGGGTCGACCAGCAGTTCGAGCAAGAATTCCACCACGCCTAGCAAAACATCATCGCCCACATCGTCGGTCTCCTCATCGAAGACCTCCAGCAGTTCGTCGAGCAAGACGAGCAACAGCTCGAAGTCGTCCAGCGATAAATCCTCCAGCTCTTCGGGCCGGATGAATGCGGGCATGTACTAAAGGATATTCCTTTTGGCTCAAGCCTCCCTGACTACAGAACAAATGCAAGAGGCCGTCGATGCGGTCGCCAAATATGGCTCGCAATTGGCGGCCGCAGCGGCGTTAGGACTGCCCCGCGGCACGTTCGAAAACCGCTATCGCCGGGGGATCAAAGCCGGCCTCGATACGGCGATCGTTCACCCGGCGCCGCAGGGGCACACGATCAAGGGCGTTTCGACGCTCTACGGCCCTGATGGGCAGGTTCTCACCCAATGGGTGAAGACCAAGGCCGGCGAGATGCCGCTCGAAGAGATGATCGACACGGTGCAGACCGCGTTCGAAGCCTTCGAGGGGATGGCGTCGGTAATCCCGGCCCCCAAGAAGACCGATTCCGACCTGGCCACGGTCTATCCCCTCGCGGACTGGCATATCGGGCTGTTGGCCTGGCATCGAGAGACCGGCAAGGATTACGACCTCCCGATCGCCCAGAAGGTGATCCGCGGCACCATGGAGCGGTTGATCGACAGCGCCCCATCGTCCGAGCAGGCCGTGGTGCTCGGCCTTGGCGACCTGCTGCACTCCGACGGCTACGAAAACCAGACCACCCGCTCGAAGAACCAGCTCGATGTCGACGGCCGCTACCCCAAGGTGCTGGAAACGGCGACCCTGCTGGTGATGCACACGATCGACCTCGCGCTGCGTAAGCACAAGCGGGTGCTCGTCCGCATCCTGCCGGGCAATCACGATGGTCAGTCGGCTATCGCGGTGTCGCTGGCGCTCGCCATGTTCTACCGCAACGACCCCCGCGTGACTGTGGACGACGACGCCGGCCGCTTCTGGTTCTGGTCCTGGGGCGACGTGCTCCTCGGCGCCACCCACGGCGATATGGCCAAGATGCGGGAAATGCCGCTGGTCATGGCCGAACGCGTCCCGGCGGCATGGGGCGGCGCGAAGTTCCGCCACATCTACACTGGCCATATCCACACCCAGACCGGCGTCGAAATGGGCGGCGTGACCGTCGAGAGCTTCCAGACGCCCGTCGTCAAGGACGCCTGGCACCACGGCATGGGCTACGGCGCCGGCCGATCCGTCTCCGCTATCACTCACCATCGCACCTTGGGTGAGATCATCCGAAACAAGGTCGCCGTCGTTTGAAAGGCTTGTCGAAATGAGAGAGTTTATTCGTGTTGCGGCGCTCGGTTTGGCGCTGATCGCCACCCCGGCCTTCGCCAAGGCGCCTTCCGCAACTTCATCGGGGGCGGTGTGCGTGCCGCAGGACATCGCCGTCGCTCGACTGGAAGCGAGGGGCTTCGAAATGCTCGGCACGGCGCACGCAAGTTTCACCGAAAACTCGCTGCTCTACTTCCGCCTGGGCGATACTGTCGTGGCTGTAATCTCGGTCGACGGGTGCGTGGTGCCCGCCTCGCTCACTTTGGGCACATTCAAGCCGGAGTATGGGATTTGAGCGCCGAGGCTTATCCAGACGACAACCCGAAGACCGTAATCGGGCTCTCCAAGCCTTCCACCTGGGCCATTCCCGGCGTTGCGCTGCTGCACCTCGGCAAGGCGATGGCTGACGGGATGCGGAAATATGGGCTGATGAACTGGCGCACGAAGAAAGTCAGCTCGTCGGTCTATTTTGACGCCATCGAGCGGCATTTGATCGCCTGGAAGGATGGCGAGAACCTCGCGGCCGACAGCGGGTGCCACCACTTGGCCCATGTCATGGCGTGCTGTGCGATCCTGCTCGATGCGGACGCCAATGGCTCGCTGAACGACGATCGGCCGGTGGCTGGGCCAGCCGGTGACGTAATCAAGGCGTGGACGACGCTTCCGGGGATGGATGGGGCTGGCGTTTTGAAGGGGCCGGTCAAACTCGGCGCCTAGTGGGCGATATCGGCATCCCGATAACGAAAAACCCGGCTCAAAGGCCGGGTTTCTTTTTGGGTCGGGGTAGGGCGGCTTAACTGATGAGACAGATGACGGCTGGGAACCAGTGGTCGTTGACCCGGACGATGACAAGGCCGTCTGGGTGGGTGACGGTGCTGTCGACCAAACCGTCGCCGGCAGGCGTGATGGCGCGGGATCCGATCAGTGGGCTCATGCCAGAGATTCCAGACGTTGCCAGACGGCTTCAAATCGGGCCAGGAGGAAGTCCGTGTCGTCGAACGAATCCCGCAGATCGTCTAGGGCGCCAGCCGGCACCTCCGACAGTCGGCCTTGAACCTTGTTCTCAGCCACACTGCCGGAGAGGCGATCGGCAAGACGCTCCAAGCTCTCGATGCGGTCCATCAGCCGATTGTTATTGTTGCGGGAGCGGTAAGTCAGACCACCGAGGACGGTCGAACGCTCTGCAACATCTGACTCTGGTCGGGTGGCAAAGCCGCCGGTTTGGAACGCACTTTCGCGGTCGGTTTTCATCATTTTGTCTATTCCATCCTCTGTTTTCGCACTCAAGTCTGAACCGGTGGATTTCGAGCTGGGAGGAGGGGAGCGCTCGACTGATTGGCCGGGGAGGAGGCGGCATTGCAGCTTGGCCACCGGTTCAGGCTAGAAGGCGAAGAGAGTATCGAAGCGGGTAGGGCCTGCTCGTCACCCTACAAAATGCGCCGGGTCGCCCCGAGCTACGGCCAGCAGGATATCACCGTGTCGCCGCTTCGATCTGTTTTGGGAGGCGGGTCGCTAACCCCGCTCTTGTGTGCTGTTTCTTGCCACGACGCGCCCGGCGCTTCCTGATGATCCGGCTTGCTGTGGTGCCAACTATTGTCGGCCCATTCTCAACAGCCCAGCATCGCGACTGCCTGCCTACAGGCTTCTCCCAAACTTGGTGCCGTTTCCGGCGAATTAGGCGACCAGGGCCTGAGCGTCATCTCGCGGTTTAAGCAGGTGCCCGGAATGCGGCCTGCCCCTGGTCTGTCTCCGGCTGCAGTCCGGAGGGTGCGTCTTGGGGCTCGACTACCAACCCGGCTTCGATGCGCCTCAAGGTTTCGTCAGGCTGGCCCCAATCTGGGAATTCTTAAGTGATCAGGATCTCGGTGGACGGGAACGGCAAAGCGTCCTTCCAACTGCGACGGTGCGTTTCCGGCACAAACTCGCGCATTGTCGCAACGGGGCGCGAGTTGAGCTTTTCGACCTTCGCCTTGATCTTGGCAAACTGCTCGACGGTCGGGGCGCCGTCGATATTGTCGCAGAAACCTTCGAACCAGGCTTTGAACTCATCGAGATGCATAATTCGTCCCTCGTAGCGTGCCTTGGAAAGTTCCACGGTGCAGCCAGAACTCGAAACTGGCGTCTGCAGGCTGCACCGTGGAGTTTGGCGTGTCGTAGGATCACCAAGCGGCAAAAACAGGTGTAGCATATTGTAGAAAACTTGCAAGAGCATAATTCGACATTTTGGCTATGGCGCAAAATTTGTCAGTGAGGGTTACGCACTCTGTAGCGCGGCGGGCCGACCCCTCCCCAGGGGGTGGGTTGGGCCTCGCCGGCTGGGTCGAGCGGGCGTACTGCCTCGTTTAGGCAATAACTATCCTTCCATATCAATGACTTGAGTATCGTGCTGGTTCACATCTGGTGCAATACCCACCAATTTAGCCCTGTCTGCCAGCTCCGCCTCGGTGCGGTTCATCTCCTCCAGGAGCTGCTCTCGACTCATCTCTTTGAGGTCTTTCACCTCGGCCGCGCTGTCGCGCATATCCTTGGCTGTATAGCCAGAGCGATCGAGCAGCGTCTTGGCCGCTTCCAGCCTCACACGCGGTTCGTACTTCTTCTCCTTGTCCTCCACCAGCTCGATCAGCAGGTTGAGGGCTATAGGCCCCGCCTTGGCGAACCGGGTGCGCAGGACGTGCTCATATGCCGCCTTAACATTGGGGTCGTTGAGGCTGACGCGGGCGAATTGGGCCGCTCGATTCGGATGCACGCCGGCTTCGACGGCCGCCAGGCGCTCATCGCCGACGAGGGCGAAGTGCTCGACGAAGATCACGAGTTGCGAGGGGATTTTGTCTAGCGGTGTCGCTGGCATGGTCACATTCACCTGTGAATGGGTTTTGCGGTACTATAATACCGCTTCTACATTTATTGTCGCATATTGTAGAATCCTGTTGCAATCTGTTTGCTGCAATGTTCAAGTCTCAGCCATGGCGATGCGCTGACCCGCAACGCCGCTTCAATAGGAGACAGAGACAAATGCTCAACGCCATCAATTGCATCTTCAACCTCGTTGGCGCCGTCATCGTCGGCACCGTTGTCGCTGGCGCCGTGGTTGGCCTCGTTGGTTTCCTCAACGCACTCACGTACCTCTAAGGGAGCTAGAGCAATGCTCAAGTCCGTTGGCTACGCATATGCAACCTCCGCCTACGCTGTTGAGTTCGGTCGCGCTAAGGATGGCTGCTACATCGTCACTACCCACAAAACCATCGAAGACCCGGGCAAGGCGATGGGCCCTTTCAAGACTGCCGAAGACGCTTACGCCTTCGCCGAAGACTTCCCGGCTGAATGGTCGCCCTACACCATGAAGCGGGGGGCATAAGAGCCATGATTCCCGAACCCCTCCAAAACCTGCTCGCCCTGTTATCAACAGTGGCTCTCACATTCATCATGACGCTGGACGTAGCAGGGTTATCCGCCCTTTTGCTCGCCTGAGCTGTCGCAAACTGAGAGATTTATCATGCAAGCCATCATCACCAAGTTCTACGGCCCGACCAATTCCACTGGCTCTCGCATCAAGGCCAAGTGCGCCGCCAAGTCGATCTGGTTCGCCTACGACTTTTCCCTTGGCGCCAACGAGAACCATGCAGCCGCTGCACGCGAACTTGCCGCATCCCTTCACTGGACCGGCTCCTGGGTCGCTGGCGAATGCCCGAACGGCACTGGCAATTGCTATGTGAACGCGCAGGCCAACGAACCCGCCTTCACCTTACTGCGTGACGGGGAGGCCTGACATGCCCGCCCGCCGCACCACGCCTCGCAAGGTGGATCCGCACACCTTAAACCGGGACGGTCTGCTGAAATGGCTCCACAGCCTCGATCGGCCGGCCCTGCCCAATTTCAATCATCTGCCCTATGCCGAATGGGCAGAGCTGCAAGCCGCACACTACAACTCGCAGGGGGTACGCTCGTGATATCGATCATCAAGTTATTGGCTCGCGTGCTGTGTGCCGCGCTGTTGCTCTCTGCAATCGTCCATGCAGCCAACGCCCCGACCGAAAGGCCGGGGTTTTCTTTTGCCGCTACCGTACGGGCGCAGCCGAGCCCCGTAGGCGCCCTTTGAGCCCGAACAGGATCAGTCGCGGCCTGCGCCCCGCTTAAGCAGCCCGCGGACCCATCTCGTCGACACACCCAGCGTCAGCACGTCGACCAGGATGCAAAAGAATATCACCAGTGACACAGTGCGAAGCACATCCAACATTGCGCGGCCCTCCAAAGCCTCGCAATACAAATGCGACCTCCAATTGCTCTACGCAATAGGGGGCTTAAAATCTGCGGCGCATGGAGTGGGTTTTCAGATTGGCCACGGGTTAGGGAAATCTCTAATTCCCGCTGCAAGCCGTCTCAAATCTCTACACCATCGATCGACCCTGCGCAAGGTGGCGGGCACCCCTAAAGGGGTGTCCCTCCCGCTGTCACCTTGCACCTGCAAGGGTTTCAGCCAATGTCACCTTCTGTCACCTTCTGTCACCTTCTCCGTAAGTCATTGATTTCATTGAGCGAGAAGGTGACAATTGCCAATGTCACCTTCTGTCACCTTCTCTAAATCGCACGCCTCCAAAATGAGAAGGTGACAGAAGGTGACACGCCCCAAATGTCACCTTCTCATTGAGCAATATCAAAGACTTAGCTTTTCGGCATTTCGGTAAGGAAAAGGGCCCCCGAAGAGGCCCTCACAGAGAAGTGTTCAAAATGTTGCAGAAATAGCGCGCTTTTAACCGTCCGCAACCGCCCCGTCACTGTCCAGAACGATAAAATTCGTCCGGTCCACCCTGGCCACTCTGGAAGATTCAAGCAGCGTTTTACGGTAGCGCTTGAGGGTCCGATCTTGCACCGCTGGCCGGCCGCCTTCTTCCAGGTAGGCCGCATATTCCGCGTCCCAATCCTTTGCCGAAACCGCGTTGCCGCCCTCGGCCAGGCCGTCGAGGATGTCGAGATACTCCTGCACTGCCGGCGGGACGCTCATGCGCCCATTGAACTCGGCCTCGGCCGCAGAGATGATCTGCAGGACGCAGGAGGTGATGTCTTTGCCCTTGGGCGTCTTGCCGAGAACGATCGTTTCCAGCTTGAAGCCCTTCGGGCTAATCTTGTCGAGGTCGCGCTGCTTCTCGACCGAGATCAGGTTGCCCTCTTCGACCTCGATCTCGGTATCGATGGCCGCTCTGAGGCCAGACCAACCGCGGGCGCCATTGGCGACGTTCTTGCCAGTGTGGTGGACGACCAGCACCGTGCAATCGGCGGCGCTGCGCAGGCGGTCGATGTTCTTGATGAAGTTGCCCATGTCGACGGATGAGTTTTCGTCGCCGCCAGCGAGGGCGCGGGATAGCGTGTCAATGACAATGAGCCGGAGCGGCACGCCTTTGCTAGCGGCATACTCTCTGGCCATGGCGACAATCGCCTTCACATCCACGTCCGACTTGTTCAGGTCGATCGGGCAGGGGACCAGGGCAAGAGGCGGCGGTGTGGCGGGCTTGTAGTGCGCATTGAGCGCGGCAAGCCGCTTGTTGACGCCTCGGCCGCCTTCGGCAGCGACATAGAGCACGGCGCCGGGATCCACCTCGTGGCCATCCCAGGAGAGGCCGGCGGCAATGTGGTAAGCAAGCGAGGTGCAAAGGAACGTCTTGCCGGAGTTGGATGGGCCATAGACGACGGCAAAGGTGTTCTGCTCAAGGATGCCGTCTATGAGGTGGGGCGCTGGATCAGCGAGGGCCTTGTCGACCGCATCCCAGAAGTCGACCAGGTAGAGGCGGCCACGCCGAACGTTGTCGTTCGCGGGCTGCTCGATCTCGACCGCATCGAACTCGGCGAAGGCGGAGCGCACGCCAGGCGACGAGGTGCCGTAACGGTACGCGTTGCCGATGACGTTTTCGAGCTCGTCTGGCATCCAAATCGGGAACGCCTTCTGCTCATTCCAATGGTGGTCCATGAGCTCGAAGCACATGGCTTCGGAAATGCCGTAGTCCTTGACCCGCGCGGCGACCATGTAGGTCGTATCCCCGCCGCCCGCGCCTTCTTGCGCAGACGGGGCGTCGTCCTTGAGGTAGAGCGTGGCGCGCTGGATCGATGGCTCGGTGTCGAGCTCGATCAGCGGCGCGGCGTCGGCCTTAGCGCGGATGACCTTGGCGTCCTTCGCCAACTTGACCATCCAGCTCGGCGCTGGCGCGGGCGGCACATCGTCGAGGATGCGATAGCCCTTGCCGTCGATGACCGAGCCTGGCGCGACAACATAGTTGTGGTGAGCTCGCACGTCGATATCGGGGAAGCCAGCCAGGGCCCGGACTGAGCCGGGGATATCGCCCTCGGCCGGGTCGACTGTGCAGTAGGCGTGCCGCCCGCCGCTGCGGGTCTCGACGGTGAAGCTGGGGTCAAAGCCTTCGAGCTCCATCTGGGCGAGCGAGGCCAGCCCCTTGCCGCCGTTCTTCACGTCGGCATCAAAGACGATGAGATCGCCGCCGGTGGCCACGGCGAGGTTGCAGAGCTCGTACCGCCCGCCCTCGCCGAACCACTCGGTCAACTGATCCGGATCCGAGCTCGCCCTGTCATAGAAGCGGTCGAAGACTGGCGTTGCGCCGTTCTCGATCAGAGGGAAGACGCGAAGGCCGCGCCCGGCGAGGTGTAACGCCTGCTTGAGATTTTCGCCCATAGGGTTGGGTACGTCCTGCGGTTGTTCGACTAGATCACTCAGTTTTCGACAGTGAAGTCAAGCAATGAGCGGCCCGTCGTCTGCCATAAAGCTCGGCCATTGGGCGATTAGCTGCTCAGATCGGCCCCAGATCGAGGGGCTTCGAGGCATCACTGCCGGGTCGTAGAAGGTCAGGCGGGTGTCGGTATCGTCGGAGCTGATCGCCGCCAGGATATGTGAATCGGCCGCGATATCGAGATAGGTCGAGATCAGCGGGTCGCAGTGCGGCAAGGTCACTCGGTGGATGTAGGGTTGTGCTAAAGCCATGGGAATTGTCCAATCGCGTTTGCAACGGCGCCGATCGCCAGGATGAGGAGGCCGACAGCCCATGCGAGGGCGGATACTTTGTGGGAGGGACGGTTCATGGCGGAATGTCCTCAGGCTTCATCGTTGCCCTCCTGGTTGGAGGTGAGGGCGAGAAGAAGGGCGGTGAGAATGGCGAGCGGCTCAGTGACGCCATCTGCCTCCATCTCTACCAGTGCGGGCGGCGCCCCGATCGCCACATGGAAAGTCTGTAGGTAATTCCGGCCATTGCTCGCGTCAGCATTCCAGTATCCTGCCCGCGCATAAAGTAGGGGGCCGTCATTGCTCCCACTCAACACGCGCTCTACCAGAGCCAAGGCTGCGTCGATGGAGGCGGTTGGAAACGCCTGAGTCCACTCTTTGGAGAGGTCCATCCTATTGGATTCGTCGGTCTGATATTCATAGTTCGAGCGCGTGTAATCGTAGTATCCGATGCCCGCCATTTCGAGCAGATCAGCATCCAACTCCCGATCCTGCCCTGTCGCATTCCGCACCCTCTCAAGGAGGGCTGTCAAATCGAGCTTGTTCATTGTGGCTCCTTGGCCGGAGGGGTGGGAAGTGGATCGAGTGCCCGAACGCCGCGAAGTTTGGCGCTCATATCGTCCAGCAGTGCCCAGAAGACCTGACGCGGCACCTGTTTGCGTAGAACCTCAGCACGCTCAGTGATGAATTCACGGATATCCAACCAGCCAACCAAGTCATCCGACGCTGTTTCGGGCGGGGACGTGCGGAGGGCGTCCAATTCTAGGTTTGCCAGAGGCCCTTCAAGGATATGGAGGGCGAACTGTGTAGCGTCGGCAGGAGATAAATTGACTTCCCACCACAGCCCTGGGCTTTCTGTTCGCATTATCCCGAATGTCACATGATCATGACCAACGTACTCGGCCACCTTGATGCGGCTGTGGCCGTCATCCACGTCATAGAACGTGTGTGGATACCGCCCGTCACTTCGCGGCAAGCGACCATCGTCTGTCACCCTATCCCTGACAGCAGGATCGGAGCGGGTGAGGGCTTCGGTTATGTCCTCGATCAGTGGGTCTCGCTGATCCTCAAGTTCGCGCTGCCGTTCTCGGTCATTATGGTGAGCGTCCTCGGGACGAAGCCGTGGCATTTCTTCGACATACGCCAAGATGCGCCGCAACAGCGGCTTGAGTTCGACTGTCTCGGTCATTCTGGCGACCTCGTGAGTGCGGCGCGGGCAGAAATGGCGGCCATGATTTCTTTGATCGTGGTCCACGACACAGGGACGCTTTGCATGATCGTTTCTGGCTCGTCGTCCTCGTTATCTTCGAACATGGGATTGGCAATCTCGACGCGTTCAAAGAACTCGCCACTGTACGCTGCTTTTGTGTCCCCGCTTGGTGTCAGCGCCTCGCGCAGCTTGGCCGCATGGGCCTCTGCGGCTTCGGGCGTGGCGTAGAGGGGCTGTGATGTGAAGCCCATAAGGTTAGGGACGCTGCCTTTCGAGAAAAGCGTCTCCGTGGCGCTCTTGTGCATCGTCGCCACCGGCTCCCCATCCTTCCCCTCAGTGGAGCGAAGGGAGCGGAGAGATTGCCGAACGTGAATTTCGATTGTGGAATCTACAGCTGTCGCTAGTTCGGCAGGACGAAGGATCGATGCGCTGCGCATAATTTCGGCTCGGACTTTTTCGCTCAGCCCCGCCAGCATTTCATCCAGCCGTGCTTTATCAACCTGCATGGTCATGGCCTTCATCGCATTATCCTTTCAATTATGGGAAGCGCGGCCTCGATCGACGCGCGCTCGGTGTCAGAGAGAAAGCGTGCTGAGCGGGAAGCGACCGCCGCAGCGCGTTCCAGGCGGGCCAGTCGTTCGCGGCCGATTTCGACTGTCCACCAGCGCTTGCCGCAGACTTCACACAGCCGGCGCCGATTTGGCTCGCCGCCAACGTCACGGGTGGCCAGGATCCTCACGGCGTTGGCCGAACAATGCGGGCAGGTGCTCATGGGCACTCCAAGACGCGAAACACCGGCACGCAGGCCGGCTCCGGTGGCGGCACATATGGCATCGGCTCGACCACTGGCACGACGATCGGCGCAGCGACGTATTCGATCACCCGCTCCACGACCGGGGCACGCGCCTCAAGCGCGGCGAGGCGCTCCTGGTGAAGCTGGAACTGTGAAGGCTTGCCTTCGAGAGGGTTCAGGTCGCACGCTGCGAGGGTCAGGACGGCGGCGATTTGGAGGAGGTTACGCATTGGCCAGCTCCGCAAACATGGCCAGAAACTCGCGCTCCGCTTGCTCGGGGGACCAGAACTGCAATTCAACGCCCAGCGGTTCGCCGACCAGATTCCAATCGGCGACACAGGGGAACATGTTCTGCAACTGCTCGTCGTGCAGGATCCGATTATCGATGGCCTTCACCTGCGAGGGCATAGAGAACGGCGCCGCTAGATAGTCGAGGCCGAACCGCTTGCACACGGCCTCCATCGCGCGGTCTTCGAGTTCACGGTAGCCTGACAGGAACGGCTTCAACGGGCGTGGCACATCGACGAGATACGCTTCGCTCGCGTCGTGCAGCAAGCCCCACAGCTTGAGGTGATCCGGCAGGTTACGGGCGACGAGCACCGAATGCTCGGCCACGCTGTAGAAGCTGATGCAATGGCCAGCGTATCGGCAGGCCAAGCTCAGCGCATGGGCAATGTCCTCGATGAAGATTTCGTCGGGCCGAGGGTCGACGGGCCAGAATTGGCGGCCAGTATAGGTCTGCATCCAATCGCCCTTGCGGGCTGCGGTCTCGTTCATTCTTCATCTCCATTTGTCTTGACATAAGCGCGGGCCGCATGGCCAACGCAGAACCTGTTCCGACTGACCGGCAGGCCACAGAACATCTGCTGCGCGCCGCCGGCGTCACCGACTGGCCAGTTGCAGGTGTGGCTGGTGAGGTCGACTAAGGCGATTGGTTCGGAGCCGGGCAGAGGCGCCCAGGCGGCGGGTTTGGGGAGCGGGAGGGCGTTCATTTGGGCGTACCGAGCAGGTGCCCTAGATCGTCGAACGACAGGTCGCAAAAGTGCGTCGGCTCGGCCTTGCCACCGAAGTGGAGCGCGACACCCACGCAATCTTCGCCTTCGACCAGGCGCAACTTCACCACCCACCCCGAGTCTTGCCCTGAGTGGACGTTGGTCAGTACGCCCTCGATTTCTCGGATGGTGCGGCGGCTCATGGCGCATCCCCCAACTGAGAGACCGCAGCCGCGAACGCATCCGGCGCAGCGGCCTTCAACAGCCCGAGCAGCTTCCGGTCGCGGCTCTCGCCATACGCCCGCTTGGTGGCCCGGCCCAATTCCCCCTGCACGCGCTGCACGATGCCGCGGATGGCCACCTTGACCGCCCTGGCGCTCTTCGCCTTGGCCAGCCAGTCGAGGTCTGTCTCCACACCGGTCGCGGCTTCCTCGGCCGCTTCGTCGACGAGCTGGCTGTCGATATGCGCGATGTCGCGGGTGAGGTGGATGATTGCCTCGTCGCAGTCCTCGATGGTCTTGAGGTCTACGACGAACCAATCGGGGTCGGTCGAGATGCGCAGTTCATGGAACGGGATGCGGCTGGTCATTGAGTCTTCCTCTTGCTGTCGAGATCGAGAAGGGCCTCGATCTGCTGTTCGTATTCGCTCTCAGTTTGCGACACCGTGCGCATGCGAAGGCGCAGATGGGCGATTGCATCAGCGAGCTGGCTGCCGGTCATGGGGGCCTTGCCGTAGAAGGTGCGGGTGTGGTCGGGGGTCATGCGATGCGCTCCCCGCGCTGGTGCAGCATCATAGCAAGGTTGCCGACATCGAGGGGGTCGCCCTTCTCTACGTGACCACGCAGGAGGTCGGACAGGAACTCAGCCGAGCACTCGTCCTTGCGCTCCCACCCACCCCGTCCATCGGCCCGCTTTTTGGCCAGCTTCGCCTTCATTGCAGCGGCGAAACGGTCGACGGCCGCGTCGTCTGGATGGGGGGCTGCCTCCTCTTTCTTCGGCAAGTTGTGCCACCGGTCCCCCTCCCAATAACTCCCATCGTGTTGCCTCGGCGGGGTGCACAGGTACATGTCGCCGCAGCAGGGGTTGAGCTTGCAGGTGTTGATCATCTCATTCTCCTCTTGAAACGCCCTCTTGTCGAAAACTGAGAGCACCATAGAACGATTACGCTTGCATTCGAGAATTTGCAAGAGTAGAAGTTGGGCAACGGTGATTAAACGACGTGGCCCAAATTGACCGATACCCCCATTGATACCGACGATCTGCCCTTACTGACCGAGGACGAAATCCTCGCCAGGTTCTACCGGCTGAACACCACGCTCGGCATCAGCAGGACGCATTTCGGCTATGTGTCGTGCGGCACGCCGGGGATCATCAAGCGGATCGAGATGGGTAAAAAGCTGCACGAAAAGACCCGTCGCCAGTTAACCGCCATTATCCATCGCATCGAGAAAGAGCACTCTTCCCCGCTCTCGGACGGCGTGATGCCGAAAAAGTGATGCAACCCAGCGGCGAACGGTCCTAGGCTCGATAGATTGGCCTGCTGAATTGCTCTTGCATAAATAGGACCCACGTCCTACCGTGAACACAACGAGAACATTTATTCCTATTGTAAGGACGGCCGCATGTCGCTTTTAGCACTCGATCTTGGCACGAACACCGGTTTCTGCATCGGCCACACGATCGGCGCCAACGCCTCTGGCACCGCGAATTTCAAGCCGTCACGGTATGATGGCGGCGGAATGCGCTTCGTCAAATTCCGCAAGTGGCTGAACGAATTGAAGGCCGCATACCCGGTCAGCCGGGTGGTGTTCGAGGAGGTTCGGCGGCACGCCGGCACCGACGCCGCCCATGTCTACGGCGGGCTCCTGGCCACGCTGACGGCGTGGTGCGAAGAGAACGAAATCCCCTATGAGGCACTCGGCGTCGGAACGATCAAGCGCGAGTGGACGGGCAAGGGGAATGCCTCCAAGGAAATGATGATCGCGGAGGCGATCAAGCGCGGCTACGCGCCATTATCGGACGACGAGGCCGATGCCATCGCGATATGGCATTGCAAGATCGACGAGATGCCCGCCGAACCTCCGCCAGCGGAGTCTGTGCCCGCCATCAACCGAAGCGCCATGGAAGACTGAGACGCCTGCTGCCTCGCGGCACTCCTGTATCAATCATGTCGAAAATAGAGAACAAAGGAGAATGGAATTGTCCAGTTGGGCGAGAGTTGGCGCAAAGTGCGTGTGCATCAAGAAGGATCATTGGGTCGACGCGGCGGGGCTGCCGTCGACCTCCCGAGACCCTTCTTTTGGCGAAATCTGCGAAGTCACGGGGACTACGGATTCATTCCGTCTTCCGGGCGCTACGCTGCTGTATCTAAAGGGATACGGCAGGTTCCATTACCTGGTAGACCACTTCCGCCCCGTCGTTCCGCCGAAAGCCAAGACGCAGGCCGATGACATTGCGCTCATCAAGTCGCTGCTCACTCCCGCGCCCGAGCTGGTCGAATGAAAACCCTCGAAGAGTTTCAGGAGGACGGCGCTCGTTTCCTCGCCCGCGAACGCAAGGCGTTCCTCGGCGACGAAGCCGGCCTCGGCAAGACGCTGCAGGCGATCCGCGCCTGCGACCACATCGGCGCCCGCAAGGTCTTGGCCATCGTGCCGCCGTCGGTGGTCGTCAACTGGCGCCGTGAGTTCGCCGACAGCAGCCTGCTGGATCCACAACTCGACATCACCACGCCGACGCTGGCCGCCCGCGCCAAGCTGGAAACCGCCTATGACGCGGTGATCCTCGACGAGGGCCACTATTACAAGACGCCGACTTCGGCCCGCACCAAGACCGTCTACGGCGAACGGTGCGAGGGCGAGGGGCTGGTGAGCCTGGCGCCGCACACCTTCGTGCTCTCCGGCTCGCCTGTGCCGAACAACCCATCGGAAATATGGACGCACCTGCATGCGCTGCGCCCCGAACTGATCCCCGGCCCGGCCGGAACTGGCCCCTTATCCTTCACCCGCTTCCAGCAGGTGTATTGCCAGATCCAGCAGACGCCGTTCGGCCCACGGATCACCGGCGTGCGGCCGAGCAGGGTGCCAGCGCTGAAAGAACTGCTCAGCCATTTCATGCTGCGCCGGTTCGAAGACTCCATCGCGCTGCCGCCTCTGCGGATCGAGCCGCTCTATGTCGATGCGACAATCTCGCGGATCGACAACAGCGAGGACGCCAAGAAGGTGCGCGATGCGCTGGCGGCCGATGGACTGGCTGGGCTCAAGAAGCTGACCGGGCATGTCGCCGAGCTGCGCCGCCTCCTCGGCTTGGCCAAGGTGGAGCCGGTCATCAACTACGTCCGCGACTGGCTGATGAATAACGATGGCAAGATTTGCATCTACGCCCACCACCGCGAGGTCATCGAGTGCTTTCAGCGGACGTTCCGCGATCAGTGCGCGTCTATCACCGGCAGCACGACGAACCGGCAGGCCGAAGTCGACAGGCTGCAGACTGACCCGATGTGCCGTGTGTTCATTGGGCAGGAGCAGGCTGCAGGCGAAGCGATCACCCTGACCAAGGCGAGCGAGACCCTGCTGGTCGAGCCGTCGTGGGTGCCCAAGGACAACTACCAGGTCATCAAGCGCATTCACCGTTATGGCCAGGAGCAGCCGTGTTTGGCCCGCTTCGTGACGATAGAAGGCTCGATCGACGACAAGATCAACCAGGTGCTGATGCGCAAGGAAGCGATGATTTCAGCCGTTTTTGGAGAGGCAGCGTGAGTAAACACATTCGGAAGAGAGCTGGTTTGGTCGCACTGTCGTTGTTGTTCTTTGCGGTATGCGGATCACTCGCGTTCGTCATGCCCGCGGGTATCGCGACGGGCATTTCGACCCTCGGTGGGGTGGTATTCGGCTCGTTCATATTCACCAAATGGATAGAGGCGGAAGAATGAACGCCCTTTCAGCGCCTTTCGGCGGGAAGCCCGATCTCTATGCCTCTACCGCCAACGAGATCAAACTTCGCGAGCGCATTGAAACGCTCGAAGAGGAAAACCGCCAGCTCCGCGAGGTGATGCGGCCGAAGATGCAGTTCGCAGCCGAATGGCACTTATCGCGCCAGCAGAGCCAGTTTCTGGCGCTGATCTATTCGCGGACGCTCGTCACATACGACCAGATCATCGTCGCCTTCGACATCAAGACCCAGGACGATGGCAACGACAGCCAGAACCACATCAAGGTGGTCGCCTCGAATGTGCGCAAGAAGTTGGCGCCGTTCGGCATCGAGTTTCACACGGTCTATGGCGTCGGATACGCCGCAGACAGTGAGAATAAAGCCCGCATCCGGGCGGGCATCATCACGCCGGAACTGTAGAGAACTGAGAGGATATGTAGAATGGATATCAAGTTAAACCTTCAACACCCCGACGAGATGGAGGCATTTGCCGCCTTCCTGACCGCATCGGCAGAGAGCCGTCGCAAGCGCCCAACCGCGCCGCTGGAATTGTACGGCCTCGATCGCGCAGCGAGCGGCTTGTGGTCCGGGCCGCTGGATTACGGCACGTCCGATGCCGAGACCGATGAAGAGCGCGTCACTCGCGAAGCCGAAGACCTGATCCCGACCACCGACGGGCCTGCAGCCGGCGAAGAAAAGCCCAAGCGCACCCGCCGCACGAAGGCCGAGATCGAAGCAGCCGCCAAGGCGACCGAAACCGTGGCCAACCTGGATCCGACGCTGGTCGCCGAAGCCAAGGCTGCAGGCATCAGTGTGCAGGGGCCGGCTGCGACCGAAGACGAACCTGAACTGCCGATGGGCCAGGAAGAAGTCGAAGAGCCGATCGAGCAGGTCGAAGAGGTCAAGATGACCGAAAACGACGTGCGCAATGCGATCATCGATCTGCTGAACGAAGCCCAGGCCAAGTTCCCCGACGATGCCGATGTCCGCACCAAGACGCTGGCGCCGATCCTCAAGGCCCTCGGCGCCGAGAAGATCAGCAAGATTGCGATGACCGAATATCCGCGCGTGCCCGGCATCCTGGCCAAGGCTCGTGCCGATATGGACGCCGCATTGGCGGAGGCTGCGTAAATGGGCCTTCGCAATATCTTCAAAGGCGGCATTGCTGCCCTCGCACTCGGCGCCGCCATGACTGCTTTCGGGCAGGAATTCCCTTCCTTCGGCAGCCGCCAGACCCCGACCTTCCTGACCACGCGCGAGCGTGACGGCCTCGGCCGTCGCATCAAGCCGAAGTCGCACCCGAACCACAACTCCCGCAAGCGCGGGCGTGAATGGGCGGCCTTCGTCGAGAAGGTGATGTTGACCCACCGGTATCTGCCGGACGGCTCCCTGCAGCGCGACCCCCGCGACGACAAGTATCTCAACTCCTACGCCCGGAATATGCGGGCCTACAAGGACCAGGTGGCGGCATGAACCCCAACGCACCAATCATCGAACCTCGCCAGCGCTACAACGTGACCGTCACGGACAGCGAGGGCAAGGATCACACCTTCACCGACGCCGGGTTCTCTGTGGCCGCCAGCGGCGCGCTCTCCGTCACCACGCACAACCAGAAGATCGGTCGCGCTTGGGCCAACGGCTTCTGGGCAAGTGCAGGAATGGTGGCTCAAGATGCATAATCTCACTCCAAACGACCTCCGCTATGTCGTTACGCGGCTCCCTCGCGACATCCGGGAATTGCTGACGGAACACAGCAACAATCTCTATCTCGGCGGCGGCTTCATCCGAGCCACCGTTGCGGGCGAGACGCCAAGCGACATCGACCTTTTCGGGCACGACATCGCCGTGCTCGAAGCCGTGGCGACCGTGCTGGCATCCCGCCGGCCAGGTTCCAAGGTCCACAAGACGAAGAACGCCATTACCATCCTGTCGCCAGACCGGATGCCGGTGCAGTTCATCACCCGGTGGACCTTCGCCAATGCCCACGACTTGGTGAAGTCGTTCGATTTCACAGTCTGCCAAGCCGCTATCTGGCGCGGCGGAAACAAGTCAAACAGCGAATGGCACTCCGCCATCGGCGGCGGCTTCTACGTCGATCTGGCCGGGCGCCGGTTGGTCTATACCAACCCCGTCCGCGAGGAAGAGGCCGGCGGTTCGATGCTGCGTGTCATCAAGTATGTGAAACGCGGCTACTCGATCCAGGTGTCGAGCCTTGGTGATGTCATCGCTCGCTTGACCGACAAGATCGAGCCGGAGCGCGGCCACGGTCTGCCAACTGGCCAGATCATCGCCGGGCTCCTCCGCGAGGTTGATCCGCTGTCGGTGATCGATGGTCTCGAAGTGGTCGACGAACACGAGCCTGCGCCGGAAGCGACAGATGGCTAAGACCCCAGAAGTCCACACCACCCGCGCACACGCTCGGCTCGGCCCGTCGTCCGCACACCGCTGGATCAACTGCCCCGGCAGTGTGAAAGCGAGCGAAGGGCTCGAAAACCGGTCGTCGGTCTATGCCGCCGAAGGCACGGCCGCGCACGAGCTGGCGTCGACGATGCTGCAGTTTGGCTATGAAGGGGCGGCGCAATTCGCCGACCACTTCATCGACATCGAGGCATCCGAGACCCAGCACATCCTGTCGATGAGCGGCCCGGCCAACGGCCGCACCGTCTTCGCCGTGGATGACGAGATGATCGAGGCCGTGGACATTTACTGCGAGTTCGTCCGCGACCTCATCAACAAGACCAAGGGCGTGGCCATCGTCGATGTCGAGCAGCGGCTCGATATGACGCATATCCACCCCGACATCTTCGGGACCGGTGACGCTGTTGTCTACGATCCCGTCGGCGAGCACCTGCACGTCTGCGACTTCAAGTATGGCAAGGGCGTGGTGGTGGGCGTGGAAGACAATCCGCAATTGCTGCTCTATGCGGCCGGTGCGGTACGTCGTTACCACAACCAGCCGGTGCGCCACCTCTCGATGCACGTCATCCAGCCTCGTGCTGCTGGCCAGGGCATCAAGACGTGGGACACCGATCTGCTCGAACTGATGGACTTCGAAGGTGAGATCGCCACAGCGGCGGCCAACACCCAGAAGCCCGACGCTCCGCGCAAAGCCGGCGACTGGTGCCGGTTCTGCCTGGCGGCGCCAATCTGCCCCACGAACCGCGAGTCGGCGATGTCCGATGCGCTGGCCGAGTTCACGGTCGACGGCGAAATGACGCTGCCTTCGATCGATGCACTGACGCCAGACCAGCGGGCTCATATTTTCCGCTCTGCGGAGAAGATCAGCAACTTCGTGGCAGCGGTGCAGGCGTTCGAGCACGACAACGCGATGCGCGGCGACATCCTGCCGGGCTTCAAGCTGGTGGCCAAGCGGGCCACTCGCCGGTGGGGCGCTGACGAGACTGTCACGCTGCCTCATCTGGTTCAGGCCGCGCACCTCGCCGGCAAGGACAAGGCCGACCTCTACGCCGAGCCCAAGCTGTTGAGCCCGACGCAGGTGGAGAAGGTGATCGGCAAGAAGCCGTTCGAGAAACTACTCGCCGATATCAAGGCGACTGACGAAATTGACCTCGTGGTCAAACGATCTTCGGGGGTAAACCTCGTTGAACTAGCCGACCCCAGGCCAGCAGTGGCCAACGAAGCCTTGGCGGAATTTTCCGCCGTTGATGTAGAGAACTGAGAGAAAGATAGACTATGAGCAACCTGAACAAAGCATTCCTGATCGAGTCCTCGGGCAACATCATGACCCCCAAGAGCCGGATGCTGTATCCGAGCTTGTTTACCGCCACCCAGGTCAAGGGGCAGGGCAAGGCCAAGTTCCGCCTGACGCTGCTGATCCCGGCGAAGGCCGATATCGATCTCCTCAAGGAGACGATTATGGACGTGGCCAAGGACGGCCTCGGCAAGAACATCGACAAGGTGAAGTGGCGCAACCCGCTGCTCAAGACTGCCGATGAGCCTCGCTTTGCCGAGCTGGCGGCAGACTTCCCCTGGATGATCCGGCCGAACAGCGACAACCGGCCACAGGTCACGAACCCCTCGGCGACCAAGATCATCAACGAGAGCGAGGAGGCCGACGAAGTGTACGGCGGCCGATGGGCTCGCTCGTCGCTTGGGGTGTACTTTTATTCGGCAGATAAGAGCCCGATCGCCGGAGTCGGCTTGGGCTTGTCGAATGTCCAGCTCCTCGACCACGACGAACCTCTGGGCGGCGGCCGTGTTGCAGCTTCCTCCGAGTTCGAGGCCGTCGAAGAAGGCGCGATGGCCGGAATGGAGGATTGATCGTGGGTGACAACGCGATCAACGCCACCGAACTGAAAGCCTTCGTCGAGCGCATCGAGCGCATGAACGAAGAGAAGAAGGCTCTCACCGACGACATCCGCGAAATCTACGCGGAGGCCAAGGGCAGCGGCTACAACCCGAAATACGTGCGGTTGGCCGTGCGTGAGCGGGCTAAGGACGCTGCCAAGCGCGACGAGGAACGGCTCGAAGGCGAGACGTACCTGGCGGCCCTCGGGCTGCTCTAGGGCCACCGGCGCGGGGGAATTTGCGTTCCTCCGCGCCGTCTTTGTCGAGAACTGAGAGAGGTTGCGCTGTGCCCGCCTACTACAACGAATTTGATCCGAAGGCAGCAGCGTGGCTGCGCGAGCTAATCCGCCAAGGCCACATCGCGCCAGGCGATGTCGATGAAAGATCCATTGCAGATGTCCGACCCACTGACCTCGCTGGCTACACCCAATGCCATTTCTTCGCCGGTATCGGCGTCTGGTCCTACGCTCTCCGCCGTGCCGGATGGAGCGACGACCGACCCGTCTGGACGGGATCTTGTCCTTGCCAACCTTTCTCCGCGGCAGGCAAAGGCGGCGGGTTTGATGACGAGCGGCACCTTTGGCCACATTTCCACTGGCTCATTGCGCAGTGCGGCCCTGCAGTCGTCCTTGGAGAGCAGGTTGCGAGCAAAGACGCAGAACCTTGGCTCGACCTTGTACAAATTGACGTGGAAGGCTTGGGCTATGCCTTCGGAGCTTGTGCGTTCCCGTCTGCGGGCGTCGGTGCGCCGCACATCCGAGACCGATCTTATTGGGTTGCAGAAAGGCTGGAACACGCCGCGAGCGACGGACGGATCGAACGGCGGGCCGAACCAGGCGGGCGGAGCTTTATCGGCGGATGCGGCGATCTCGGGTTGGCCAACGCCAACGACGCGCGACCACAAGGACGGGCAGGAGTGCTCGAACGTGCCGCTGAATGCGCTGCTGGGCCGGGTGGCATGGCTGGCGGGGTGGCCGACGCCGACGGTCGGCAACGCGATGGGCAGTCAATCTTTCGAGGGCTTGAGCACGACGGGCAAGACACCGGACGGCCGGAAGGTGGCGGTGAGCTTGGGGCACGTCGCGTCGATAGCAGGATGGCCGACGCCAATGGCGGGGACGCCAGCGCAGAACGGCAACAACGAAGCGGGGAACAACGACAGTTCACGGAAGACGGTGAGCTACGTGAATTGGGAAGACATGCCCTTCCGCATGGGGCCGGAGACCAAGGAGAACATGGGCTACGCGAAGTGGCCACACATGCCGGCCCGGTTAACGGCCGATGGGCAGATGCAGATTGGATTTACTGCCGAAACGGCGAATGGCGGCCAGTTGAACCCGGCACATTCCCGCTGGCTCATGGGGCTCCCGCCAGAGTGGGACGACTGCGCGGTTATGGCAATGCAATCAATGCCGAAGCCGCCACGGTCTTCATCGAAGCGTATCTCGAAGCCCAGCCTGGACGAAATGCTCTCCTGATCGAGGAAATGCTGTCGTGACCCGCACTCTGCACATCGACGTGGAAACCCGCAGCGCCGCCGATCTCAAGCGCACCGGTGCGGCAGTTTACTTCGCCGACCCGACCACCGATTTCTGGGTAATTTGCTACGCATTCGACGACGAGCCGGTGCAAACTTGGTTCCCCGGCTCGCCATGTCCCGACGAAATATTCGACCACATCGTCGAAGGCGGTATCCTCGCCGCATGGAACGCTGCGTTCGAGAAGCTGGCGTTCGAGCGCATTCTTGGCCCCCGCTACCATTGGCCAGTGCCGACCGTTTACCAGTGGCGCTGCGTCATGGTGCAAGCCATGGTTATGGCGCTGCCGGGCGCCCTGGCCAACGCGGCGCCAGCTCTGGGCCTCACCGAGCGCAAAGACGATGCCGGCGGCCGGCTGATGATGCAGATGGCCCGCCCGCGCAAGCGCAACCCATTGACCTGGTGGGACGACGACCCGGCCAAGCTGCAGCGTCTCGCCGACTACTGTGCGCAGGATGTGGTCGTAGAGCGCGAGATCGAGAAGCGCCTTCGCCCCCTGAAAGAGAGCGAGCTGGCGCTCTGGCATTTGGACATGATTATCAACGCGAGGGGCGTCTACGTCGACGTGGGCCTTTGCGATGCAACCAAGAAGGTTGTGGCCCGCGTGGAGCAGGACTACGACCGCAGGATGCTCGACCTCACCGACAAGACGGTGACGGCCTGCTCGAACCGTAACCAGTTGATTACCTGGCTGCGGCAGCAGGGCGTCGACACCGAGAGCGTGGCCAAGGATCAGATTGAGGAAATCCTCGCCGACAAGACGCTCAAGCCGATTGTGCGCGAAGTGCTCGAACTGCGCCGGGCCAGCGCCAAGGCGTCGGTGGCCAAGATCGACGCGCTGCTCAACGGCATGGATGCCGACCGGCGGGCGCGAGGGATGCTGCAGTTCCATGCTGCGAGCACCGGCCGCTGGGCGGGCCGCCGCTTCCAGCCCCAGAACATCAAGCGTCCAGATATGGACCTCGAAGAGGTCACGCGGGCCATCCCGATCCTCCGCACCGGAGATTACGACCTGATCGCCGCGCTCTACGACGAGCCGCTGTCGACGATCGGAGACTGCATTCGCGGGATGATCTCTGCGGCGCCCGGCCACCGGATCGTGGCTGCCGACTATTCCAACATTGAAGGCCGAACCCTGGCGTGGCTGGCCGGGGAGGAGTGGAAGGTGCAGGCGTTCCGCGACTTCGACGCAGGAACTGGCCACGACATCTACAAGATCACCGCCGGCGGCATCCTCGGCAAGCGAGCGGAGGACATCACGAAGTCCGAGCGCCAGGCATATGGTAAGGTTCCTGAACTGGCCCTCGGCTTTCAGGGCGGCGTCGGCGCGTTCCAGACGATGGCCGTCACCTACGGCGTCGATCTGACAGACGAGGCCGTCGAGGGTATCCGCGACCGCTGGCGCGAGAACCATCCGAACATCAAGCAGCTTTGGTACGATCTGGAAACCGCGGCCACCGACGCGATCCGCAATCCCGGCACGATGTTCCACGCCGGCCGAAACATCCGGTTCAAGGTGGCCGGATCCTTCCTATTCATGCGGCTGCCGAGCGGCCGGTTCCTGTCCTACGCCTACCCGGCGATGGCCGAGAAGGAGATGCCCTGGAAGGACAAGGACGGCAACCCGGTCCGCAAGCAGGTGATGAGCTATTGGGGCGTGAACAGCTACACCCGCAAGTGGGAGAAATGTTTCGCCTACGGTGGCCAGCTCGCCGAGAACGCGGCCTCCGGCACGGCGCGGGACGTGATGGCCGCTGCGATGCCGCGGCTCGAAGCTGCAGGTTACCCGATCATCCTCACGGTGCACGACGAGATCGTGACGGAGCCGAAGATTGGCCACGGCTCGCTCGACGAACTCTGCAGCCTCATGGTGCCGGCCGACGATTGGGCCGCGGGGCTGCCGGTGTCGGTGGCTGGTTTTGAGGCTGAACGGTACGGGAAGGGCGAATAACCCGACGTTACCAATTTGCGAACCAAAATGGCGTGTCGAACTCTCTAACTATCTGATAAATAAGCGAAATCTCCGATCACAAAGAGCCCTGAAAAGGCAACAAGTTGCATATTGCGAGAGTTGCTGCTGTTGAATTCATTGCGTTAATTGTCTGTATGTGCAATTATGCTCTCACAAATCGACGTGCCAATGGCCAACTTGTAAAACCAGAATTAACGGCGGAAAGAGGGCGAAATGGGGGATATAGCGACGACTGTTGATGGGGCGATTTTGCGAACGCTCTGGGACAAGATGCCTCGACACGCTCCGCCGCAGAGCCTGGTCTCCCACGGTTCGACTATCCGAATAATTCGGTTTTACGAGCGGGCGTGCGATGAGGGGTGGAACTGGCGCCGGATTAAGCGTGAAGAAAAGCGCATAGAGACCAGCACGTACCGCAAGGTTAAACCTGCAGCGTCATAGTCCGCTGTTCAGACCCACAGATTTCCAGCCACCCGCGCACGAGTTCAAACTCGCCGCGGGTGTAGCCTTTTCCGGGGCTGTAAATCTGGTCGCGGGCGGCCACCATCAAATCAACACTGTCGCGCTTCGAGAACTTCATCCCGAAGGGCAGGGCCTTGATGCGCGTGATGTCGGCGAACGCCTGCCCGGTGGCCAGGAGGTCAAGCCGTGATTCGGCAATGCCGTCGAGCGCATAGTCGTGGTCCACGGCTACGCGCTCGATCAGCCGATTGAAGCTCGGATCCGTCACCCGGCGAATGCGACCGCCGGGGCCGGAGGCGAGGAGGAAGATTCTCATGCCGGCTCCACTTGGAACGAAAGCTCTATACCCTCGCAAGTGATGCGAGCCGCCCGCCTGCCGTCGACGAAAAACCTGTCGATCTCGAAGGCAAGTCTCGGCATAGCCACCGGCCGGAGTATATCCTCCCTCTCCCTAATATCGATCCTCTGCGGCAATGGGAAGAACACCGCAGTTCTCCCGCCGGCCCAAGAGAATCTGTGGCTTTCTTCTTCCCAAATATGTCGGATCAGTTTCTCGCGTTCCGGCGTCATATCAAATCCTCCATCAATTCGCTCGCCGAGTGGTGGCCGTAATTGGCCTCCACCGTCTTGATCGTGTCGCCCAACAGAGCGGCCACGGAATACATCTTCTTGCCGTCCTGCAGCAGGTGGGTGGCCCGGCTGTGGCGCAGCATGTGCGGGTGGTGCGGCTGATCGAATTCCAGCATCCGGCACGTCATGTTGAAGACGTGATAGAACCGGCCGCTCTTGAACAGCCGATCGCCCGGCTTCTTGCCAGCAGTCAGCCGGCGCAGATCGGCCTCGATCACCGGGAACAGCGGCACGATGGGCTGACGCTTCTTCGTCTGCCGCTTGCCTGGAGTGGCCAGGTTGATCTTCTTGCGGGCGAAATCGATCTGGCGCACCGTGATGTTCTCGATCGAGGCCCGGCGGGCGCCGGTATAGTAGCAGAGCTTGATCATGTCGCGCATGTCGCCATGGGCGTGGAAGATCAGCAATGCGATCTGCTCCCGCGAGAAGAACTTGGCCTCGTTGCCAAAGTCGCCGAAATCACCCTCCACCTTGTCGCGCGTCAGCTCGATGCTCGGCATATCGGCCTCGGCGATCCGCTGCCATTTCCGCGCGTGATTGGCTGCGGCCGCCAAGACGGCCACCTCCCGGCGGATGGTGCTGTCCGACGCCTTGCCGCCCTTCCACACGTTCCCGCTGGCATTGCCCGCCACCTTGCCGGCGCGGCGCGCGGCCGTGTAGGCGCGCGATAGCGGAATGTCGACTTCTGAGAGCGGCATATCGCGGAAGAAGTCTATGAGATGCGCCGCCGCGATTTGCTGCCGACGCGGGTCCGCACACTTTTCAGAGACGTGCTCACGAATATAGTCTTCGAGGGCTGCTCGGACGGTGATGTGTTCAGGTCGGTCAGATTGTAGAATGTCTCCCTTGGAGAGTATGAACCTCTCATACGCCGCGCGGGCCTCAACAGCATCTCGGGTGCGAAGACTTCTCCTCTCGGTGCGGCGCGTGGACGCATCATACCATATGGCGTAATAACGCCCTTCACGGGTGCCCAGGCGGGGTATAATTCCCGACGCTTTTTCCATAGCTTTTCAATCTCCGGCAGGCGAGATCGCCTGAATTGTGTGACCCCGGCCGCATTCACTCGGTCGGGGATGAGTATTTCTTCGCGCACGTAGCGCATTGCTGTTGTCTCTTTGACGCCGAGTACGAGAGACAGCTCCTTGACGCTCATAAAGTCCGGGTGCATCCGCCGGTGGCCATCGAGCAGTTCCAGCAATTCCGGCAGCCGGGCCTTCGCGTAGAGGCGGATACTGCCGGCCCGCTTATCCGGGTGGGTCAGGCGGCCGAGCATCACAGCCACGATCACCGTCTCCCGTTTCGCCTTGAGAGCGATGTCGCTCGCTGTCAAATACTCATGGCGCCATGGTCTGCGATAATCCTCGCACTTTGCGACAATTAGTGCAAGAGCAGAACGCGGATAGCCGCCGCGTTCCTTGAGGTCGGAAATCGTTGAGAAGAAGCGGCTGCACTGGCCAATGCCAAGCAGCTCGCCCATGACTTGCCGGGATATTATTCCTGGCTGGAGCCGACTTTTAGGATCTGCATGATTTGCGTTGCGACGGACCAAGGGACCACCTGGTTGATGCGGAGCCAGGCCGTGTTTTCGGTAGCCATCTTGACCTCGAACGCAGGCAGCTCGGTTACGGGGATATTCTCGCCAGCTTCTGGCGCTCCACGCGAGGGCACCAGATCGTCGGGCGTGCATTTCAGGGTATCACAAAGCACCTGCAGATGCAGGGGGCTAGGGAGGTTCTTGCCGCGGATATAGTTCGAGATTTTGTCTCGGCCCATCCGCACGCCGGCCGGGGCGTGCTTCTCAGCTTCCTTGGCCAGTTCGGACTGGTTCCAGCCCTTTGCGAGCATGAGGCGATTCAGCCGGCGAGCAAATTCCGCTTTGGCGACCTCTTTCGAGGCATCATGTGCGACGTACTCAGACGGAGCCTTGTTGATGAAAGCAGCGCGTCGTTCGGTCATCGGAGTTCCCTGTCATTTTCGATATGCGAGAGATAATGCGGGATGTAGAATATGCAAGAGCATTTATCGGCATAATGTCGAAAATATGGTGGATTTGCAATATGCGAATCTAACCGACGGAGTTCTTCCAAATGTTCGCGCCCTGAACAAAAACCCAGATCAGACCGCCAGCGACGGCCATCAGAACGGTCATGCCAACTTTCGACGACACGTTATCCGCGTTTCGACGAAGCCGGCGCAGGAATCGGAAATCCTCGCGGGCTTCGTCCTGGTGAACCTCGCCATCGAGGCGCAGTCCGGCGTCAGCCAGTTCTTCGCGGAAGACGCTGCGCAGTTGCTGCATCTGTTCTGGGGTAAAGCTATTCATCTAGCTGCATCCTTAAAGTCAGCCGATAGCCCCTCGTAGAACTCCACGAAGGCATCAAGGTTCATTCCGCATTTGACGAGGTTGCCACGGTCACGCGCCCACAGCTGTTCGACCTGGGCGCGCGTGATCGCGCTCTCAGGCAATACGACAGGGGCTGCGCAGGTTGCGACATCGCGTGGCAACGCCGGGAGCAGCACCGGGCCGCTAGCGGATGGTGTTAAGCCGCCGCAGGCTGTCAGCGCCAAGGCACACAAGAGTGCCATCGGGGTCAGCATCAGCGGCAGCGGAAATGCTTTCGATCGCATCGTCCAGCTCCATGCTTTTGAGGGAAAGGGCAGCGGCGGCGGTCGCCAGGCGCCGTTCTGCGTCGAGGATCACCTTGCGGTTGGCTTCGGCCTGCTCCAGCTTCTGGCGCTCGCACTCGGCCTGCGCCGTGGCGAAGCCGTCGGTGTAGGCCTGGTGCCGGACTGTGAAGTAGAGCCCGGCCACGGAGGCGAGCCCGACAACCAGCAGCCCGACGATGATGCCGGTGCGCCATGGGGCGGGGATGAGGTTCCAGGCCATGAACGGTATCACTCGCGCGCTCCCATCAGGCAGAGGTCGCGCTCTGCCGCCCGGCGATTGGACAGGCCCCGCACGACCTTTCCGCCGGCGCGGTTCCATTTGGGCAGTTCATTGCATGCGCCGACGATATCGCCCGCATTAGCCTTGCGGACCAGCGTCGAGCCGCAGGCCGCGCCGACGCCGACATTGTAGGCCCATGAGAGGAACGCCACCTTGACCCTTCCGGGCACCGGAGAGGTCAGGCACTTGTCGAGCCCGGCTTCATAGGTGCGCAGGTTGCGGGCCAGCATTTCGTCACACTGCTTGTTGGTCGCGACATCGCCGGGCTTCACACCCTTGGTCTCGCCATCGCAGATGGTCCAGACGTGGACGATATCCTGGTAGGCGCGCAATTCGCGGCCTTCCCACTGACCGATAAGGCCGGTGGCCAGCGCGGTCAGCGCCACCGATCCGGCGATCAGGCCCTTGGCGCTGTTACGCATATTCGTCTTCCTTCTTCTCGACGGAGACCGTGGCGATGTCTTTCTGGGCGATCACGCGGGCCACCAGCGCCGCAGCGGAGCAAAGGCCCGACAGCGCGGCGAACAGGCCGGTCGGGATCGGCACCAAGCCGCTCAGGTAGGGGGTGGCCACTTCCAGCCCGGTCAGCGCGGCCGCGAGGGCCATTAGGCGCACGCTCCACGCGTGGACCAGGATGTCGCGCCAGTTATTGAGGATATTCATCCGAAAGTCCTTTCAGTTCTCGACAGTTGGGGCGTCGTCAGGCTCGTTGAGATCGCGGGCACCGGCGCCGTAAGACAGCAGGCGGATCAGCTTGGCGTTGTAGCGGGCAGAGCCGACCTGATCGACTTCGCGGGTCAGCAGGTGCTGGGCGAGGTCGGGGTCAAACCACATGCGCTCAATCAGCTCGACCGCAGCCGCATCGCCGTTCGGCATCATCTGGCGCCACAGGCCAAGCGTGCGCATGAGGCCGCCACCCTTGAGCACGCCATAGCGCAGCTTGAGGGCGACCTCGATCGGCTTGGAAACCTGCTCCCACAGCCGTTCGTTGGCGCTCGTCTGAGATCCGACAACGGCCTTCATCTCCAGGTTCTTGAGCGGGGCCAGGAACTGGTGGGAGGCGCGGAGCGAGTTCATCTCGGCGGGCGAGAAGACCTCGGCCAGCGCGTTTTCATGGGCCTTAAACAGATCGTCCAGCTTGGCGAAGGACAGCGGGTTTTCGCCGCCGGGGATCTTCTGGATGGCCGACGTGGTGGCCCGCTCCATCAGGTATTCGCGGACGGAAGCCTTGAGCCCGTCGAGCGCGCTGTCATTGCCGGAGATGCGCTCGACGATCTGGCGCATCGCGGTCTCGCTGTCGCCGGACGACAGGATGCCGGACACGGCGTTCACCGGATCCTTGCCGAGCACGCGAGCGATGGCCCCCTTGTTGACCTCGGCGTCACGCAGCGCGCTCTGCGCCTCTTTGAGCGTCGTGGCCAACTGGCTGGAATCGGCCTGACCTTGGCCAGCTCGGACAATCAGCCCATTGAGCTGGGCGCGGAAGTCAGGCGCCAGGTCGAGGGCTTCATCGCCCCACTTCTGCGCCCAGCGCTCGATAGCGGCCGGGTCGAGCGTGCCGTTCGTGCGCACGACGCCCGGAGCTTCGGCGAGATCGGCAGCGAGGAAGTCGGCCGATGCGCGGCGGCCCTCTTCGCCGGCTGGGTTGTTGTCCAGAATGCGGCGCAGGCTCGCGGCCCGTTCCGGCTGACCCTTTTGCAGGAAGCGGCCGGCGGTCTGCGAGGGCGGGGTCGTGGTGCGGTTGAACCGATCCTGGTTGAAATCCTTGCGGAACGTCGTCGCAGCATCGCCGGGGCCTTTGTTCCACACGGCGGCAAACTTGGCGTATTCTTCCATCGCCTGCTGGGCGCGGACGCCAGCTTCGCCACCCTCGTCAGCGAGACGCACGGCCTCATCGTCGATGGTCTGCTTGATCGAGGTGAGATTGTCGGCCAGCGCATAGTCGCCGGCCTTGCGCGCCTTGGCGATCTGCCCAGCGAGTTCGGGGCGGGCCGCGTTGAGGTCGCGGAAGCTGATCGTGCCGTCGGTTTCGGCCACCGACTTGACGCGATCCATTACCCCGCGCGGCAGGTTGGCCGGATCGTCCAGTGGGCCGGCGCTCGCCTCGATGCTCTTGACGCGTTCCAGCATCGGGTCGATCGAGCGCGGCACCGTGCCTTCGGGGTCGATGGCATCGAAAGCGCTGTTCTTGCGGCTCTGATCTTCCATCAGTCGATTGGCCACGATTGGGTCAAGCCGCTCGCTTGCCGGCACCTGGCCGCCGCGCTTGGCAGTCAGCTCGGCGGTGAGCGCCATGTTGCGCTGATCGGCGCTGCCGACATCGGTCTCGGCTGCAGAGACGCGCTGGCGGGCTTCATTGAGCTGCGCGGCGTCCTGCGCTTCGATGGCGTTGGTGAACTGACGGCCGACTGCGGTCTCCGGCGCAATGCGCTTGGCAGAGTCGAGCGCGGCGCCTTCGGTCGCCTGCTGGTTGGCCACGAATTCCTTGTGCAACGACGGATCCAGCCGGAAACCCTTTTCATAGGCGATCAGGCCGGGGTCATCCGAGAGGATGCCGGAAGAGGGGATAGCCGCCTCTGGCCCGTTCCCGCGCATGGTGTTGGCGCGGGCGCCGATAGTGTCGGCCGCCGCCTGCGGGTTCGAAGCCATCTCGCGCGTGTAAAGCGCGGCGACATCGGCATCCTTGTTGCGGACAAACGAGCCGTCGGGGTTCTGGGGCAGGGTGGTGTCGAACTGGCCGCCGGCGGCGCGGCTGCCTGCACCGGCAACAGTGCGGGCGCCAGCTTCGGCGACGTTCTGCAGCAGGTTGGCGCCGACAGCACCGCCCATGGAAGAGATCACGTCGCCCATCGGGCCGAGCGCTTCCTTGACCGGCTCCGGCGTATACATGTCATAGGCGCCGTAGCCGGTGCCAGCGCCGACGCCGGCGATAGTGTCGTTGACCGCGTTTGCGCCCGCCGTATAGGGGCGGGACAGCGCTTCGACGCGCGGCGCAAGCGCAGGCGACAGCTTGCCGAGCGCCTGCCGAACAACGGGGTTTGACAGCACGCCAGACGGCAGCAGGGACTGGACGCCGAAGCGGTTGCCCTCGAAACCGAGGCGCTGGACATCCGTCATCTCGTCGTAAGAGAAGGGCTCGCCGGGCATGATGCCCTCGACGGCGCTGTTGATCTGCGCCGATCCGCCAATTGGGTTCTTCGACTGCATCCACGACTGATCGCCGGGTGCAACGGCGTCGATACCCATGGCGCCGAGATTGAGCGCGGCAGCGGACATATCGACAGGGAAGCCGAGCAGTTCGCCGGCGCCCTGACGCAGGCCCTGGAAAGCGATATCGAGCGCACGGCCGGGGCCGGCTTCCGGGGCGCGCTTATCTGGCTGCGCCGGCGGCTGGAAGACGCGGGTGTCGGGCGGAAGGTCCGGCGTATAGGGCAACGGCAGATCGCGCAGCGGATCGAAGTCATCGACCGGCATTGCGGGCTGTGCAGGTGCGGCCCGAACGGGCGCTGCCGGCGCTGGCGCGACGGAACGCTCAAGCTGAAAACCCGGCGGCAGCGCTGCGGGTTTGCGCGGTTCAAGCTGGAAGCCGGGAGGAAGCGGTGCCATTTACTGCTGGATCTCCCACTGACCATTGCGCAGAACGATGCGCTCGCCAGTTGCCGGGTTGACGGCGGTGTCGCCTTCCTGCGGTTCGTCAGAGACGACTGCTGGGGCGGCCGGAGCTGCACCCGGCAGGTTCGCCGCGCCGGGTTGGCCGGCGATCTGCTGGATGGCCAGGGAGAGCGCCTGATTGGACAGCGAGCCATCCTCTGGCGCGGTAACGCCGCTTTCGAGATACTGCTGCGACAGCGCCTTGTGGTTCTCGACGACGGCCTTGGCGATCTGCATTTTGGTCTTGATGCTCTGCGCGCTCTCGAAGATGCCCTTCGGATCGCCCAGCATCTGGCGCCAGAACTGCACGTCCTTGTCGGACACGCCGCGCCCTTCCTGACCGGCCAGTGCAGCCGCGCCCTGGTAGACCATCAGGCCGCCGAGGATATCGATGGCGGGCAGCGCCGGGTCGTACAGTTCTGGGATGAGCTGGCTCAGGCCGGTGCTCGCGAGTTCGTCGCGGGCAGCGTTCACCTCATCGTTGACGACGGTGCTGCCACCGAACAGGCTGGTCAGCGCCGAGACGGACTGGCCGGCTTCCTGGCCCATGGACTTCATCAGGCCAACCGGCCCGAAGTTGGAGCCGTTGGCCGTCAGGCTGATCATTGCGTCCGCAGTCGACAGGAACTTGTCGGCGGAGATAATGCCGCTCTGCACGCCGGACGTGACGGAATTGGTCAGCCCGACATCTGCGGCGGTGCCCTGCACGGTGCCCTTGTAGCCGCCCGGAGGCAGGGGCAGGCCGGTCTGCGCATCGGTAACGCCGTCGCGGGAAAGGAAGGTCTTGCCGTCGGCGATGTAATTGAAGAGTGCGCCTTCGCCACCGGTGGCAGCGCCGAGATATTCTTGCTCGGCCGACGGCAGATCGCCCATGGCGCCGAAGTTCTGGCGGGCGAGGGTGCCCTTGGCCTCGGTATCGGACATGATCGGCGAGAAGCCGTCAAACACACCGCTCTGCGGCGCGAACACCGGCAGACCGGCAGCGTCGAGCGCCGGCAGCGGCTTGTTGTCAAACTCGTAGCGGTCTTGGCCGACGGTCTGGTCGGTGTTGTAGCGCCGATCCGCCGAGGACATGTCGTTGTTGCGCATGTCTTCGGCGAGCTTGGCGTTCACCGAAGCGGCGGTGTTGTCGTAGCTCTGGCCGCTGGCCACCTGGGCGTTCTGGGTCCGCTGGTCTGCAGCGCCGAAGTTCAGGCCGGAGTCGAGCAGGGCATAGTCGCCCATGTCGTCGCCCTTCAAGCCGGCGCCCAGCGCCATGGCTTGGCCGACTGGCGACTTGAGCGCGCCGAATGCCCCGCCGTCCGCGAACAGACCCATCAGGTTGTCGGTCTCGGCATTGCCGCGCTGGGCGGCGTAGAGGTCTTCCTTCTTCTTGGCAGCGCCAGCCTGGTCGCCGAACATGTTCTGGCCGAGCTGGCTGATCGTCTGGGCGATCGGGTCAGTGCCGCGGAAGGGATTTACAACTCTGACCATCGTCTATCCCTTGAAAAAGCCCGCGCCACCGGCGCTGCCAACCATGTTGCCGGTGCCCATGAGAATGCTGCCGATCGGCGAGACCGGCTTGTAGGTGGCCAGATCGGCCAGTTCCTGCAGAGCCGGCATGTTGTTGAGGTTCGAATTGGCGAAGCCGGCGTTCATCGCGATGTCGCGGCTGGCTGCGGTATTGTCGAGGTTCTGGCCAAACCACTGGTCGCCATAGGCGCCGAGCTTGGCCGTTGCCTTTGCCTGCTCGCGACCGCGCTTGAGCGCATCCGACATGCGGGCTGCGACTTCGGTCTTCACGATGTCGGGCGAGTCTGCGGTCGAAGCCGTGGTCGGGTCTGGCGCGCTGTCAGGGATGAGCTTGTCGACACCGGCCATCCGGCTGGTCTCGGCGCTGCCCTGGCGTTCGGCGACGGCGGTCGGCGCATAACCGGCCTCGCGGGTCGCGTAGCTGTTGCGGGTGTCGCGCGCGATCTTGTCGTTCTTGGTCAGCGTTTCGTTGAGCACGCGATTGCGGCTCGCGGCCGACTGCCGCGCCTGCGCGTCTTCTTCGCCGGACTTGATCAGCGCCCCGCCGCCGGAGATGGCGCCGCCGATAATCATTGGGAGGAGGAGTTCTGGGCCCAGGCACATTTACTTCACCACCGTTCCAGAGCCGGACTGCCGACCGCCGCCAGCGAATGGGCTCTTGTAGGGAGTGCCGGGAGCGTTGTTGGCCGCCGTGATGCCGTTGGAGAACGGCTGCATCGCCGAGGCGAATACGTCGCCGAGCTGTGAATACTGCGGGGGCGCCACCAGCGACTTCGACTGGCCGAGGGCCATCGCATTGGCGGCCGCCGGATCGGCAGACGCGTTGTTCATGGCGTAGAGATTGGACTTGGTGTTCTCGACGTTCGAGCGCAGGTTGTCAGCGGCCGACCGGGCATCGCTGGCGATACTGGCCTTGGCCTTGACGTTTTCGCCGAAGAGGTCGCCCTGCGCAGCGGCGCCGACGGACGAACGGTCCATCCCGCGCTCAGCCAGTGCCGACATCATCTTGCCGACAGAGGTCGCATACTGCTTCTCGATCTGGGGCACGTAGTTGTCGGCATACGCCTTCTCATACCCCTGATAGTAGGGGTCGTTGAACTGCGCGAAATTGGTGTCGATATTCGCCTTGCCCTTCTTGATGTCATTCTGGCGAATGACCTCGCGGGCGTCGATATCGTTGTAGGTATCCGTCGCGTCCTGGGCGGTTGAACCGCCTCCACCAAAGCACATGGGCCCTTACCTTTCGGATTGGGCCAGGTGCGAGACTGGCATACGACTGAATGGAGAGATGACGCGAGAAGCGTCATCGATCAGGGATATACGAACATCCGTTCGCCGTCAATATTATGTTCTCTATTCTCGACAAAACCGAGCAGCTTGAACCAGCGTGCAGCGCCCGGATGAGTTGACCGCGAAAGCGATATCATCGGCTTGCCCTCGGCGCGGCGCACCATGGCCACCCGCTCGCGGGCGATGCGGATGCCGGCGATGCCGAGGTCGAACCAGGCTGCAGTGGCGATAAACCAGAGGTAGCCGTCCGAGACGCCGGACGCATAGGCGGGTTTGCCGTCTACCATTAGCGTTTCGCTGTGGCCTCGGTCGGCAAGTGCGGTCAGCCGCGCGACGAGCTGCGCATCGGACAGGCCGAACACCTGCTGCTCGTTGCGGTTCTGCTGGGACAGGTTGGCCACGATATAGCGCAGATCGGATGCGATGGCCGGGAAGATGGGGGTCACTCGGTTTCGCCCTTTTCATAATGGAGCGCGAAGCTCGACAGCGTGCAGCGGCCGGCCGACTTGGAGACGAACTGCACCGCCGTGTGAGAGGTCATTCCGGGCGCTTTGATCGAGTCCAGCGGATAGGTGATCTTGCTCACCACTCCGACCTTGACCTTGGCGTCGAGATTGTTTGGGTCGACGAGGAGGTAAACCTCCCAATCACCCTCGCCAGCCATATCGAACCCATCCTGCTGCTTGTGGCCGGCGGGATCCTGGGCCGACAGGAAGGGCGTCACGGCTTCGACTTGGTACTCGTCGGCGCCCGGATATTCGTTGCCGTCGTTGCCGCCGTAGACGTAGATCGTGTTGCCGGCGCGGGCCATGACCCGGCGGCCGACGCGAGCCATCTGTTCGACGGTGAACGCCAACTCGGTCTCCGACCAAGCCGTGATCGATGCGCCGGGGAAGAATGAAAGGGTAATGACCCTGTTACCGATGGCGATCATGTAGCGGCCGTCGGCCGGCTCGATGACCGCCTTGGCCGCCCGAACGACAGCCGGGCCAACCGACGCCATCAGCTCCTGAATGTAGGTGTCCACTGGTGAGCCAACGTCGGTGGCGAAGGCGGCGTCATATCCTGAGCGCGAGCGCAGGCTGCGGGTGCCAGAGATGTCTGGATAGAACACGTCGGTGCTGCCGAATGCGACGACGCCCTGCGGCGCCAGCGCACCGGTGTTGCCGATCGTCTGAACGATCGAGATCAGGGTGGCGTCCGTCGTCAGTGCATAGATGCGGATATTGGTCTCGGAGAAGATGGCAGTGTTGCCGTTGTAGTCCGCGAGCGCGGTCAGGTCGTCCGAGCCTTCACTGTCTGACGACATCTCGATGAAGCCTGGATCGGTCGAGGTCGTGCCGGTCGTCGACCAGATGGTCGGGTCGCCGAGCTTGCAATAGTAGAGGGCGCTGCTGATCGGCGCCCAGACCCGGCGCTTGGTGACGTGGCAGAACAGCGGCATGGCCGAGCCTCGCCCGGTGATCTGGTAGAGCGTGCCGTTGACGGTGATCTTCCACAGGTCGGGCGCGTCGGGGGTGCCTCCGCCGATGGCCACCTGGCTGATCTGCTTGACGGGAGCAACGGCAGTCACGCCGCCGGAGAGCGCAGCAGAGCCCGCCGTCACGTCGCCGCCGACCGATACGGTGAATGCTTGGCCGTTTACCGTGGCGCCGGTGCCCGGCGGGGCCTGCACCGTGATGACTGCGCCGATAGCGGAGGCCGTGTAGCCGGCCTCGGCGCGGGTGTTGATCGCGGCGACGATAGCGGCTGCGGTGACGGCGTTGCTGGTGATCCAGTTGACCGGTGCGGCGAGAAGGTCGTGGCCCGCCACTGAAATCTGGGTGACGCGATTGACGCCCGGCGACGACGAGCCGCCGGTGATCGTCACGGTGCCTGTCGCGCGGACGGCCGCAACCTCGGCCACGTTGGCCTGCAAGGTCGATACCGTTGCCGTCGGCAGCGATGCGTCGGCATCGACATCTGTGGCCGCTCCGACGACTGTAAAGGCGGTGCCGGCGGCCTTGGCCGTGATCTTAACGTTGACGCCGATCGCGGTCGCGACGACATCGGAGCGCGCGTTGATCTTCGCGGCCAGCGCCAGGGCCACGGTGGCGTAGCTGAACTTGGCGTCGGCGCGGGTCGACCATTCGGTCGTGATCTCGGTGCCGTCATAGAAGTGCCGGATATTACCGTCGTCCCACTCGGAGATGACATACATCTTGCCATCGAACGGCTTGGCGTCGTGGACGGTGAGCAGCGCGGCCGCAGAGCCGGTCGTAAGCTGCAGATATTGGATGT